ATCTGATTGGCAAAGCCAATCAGATCTTTACCGGCATTCTAATTAAGAGAAACAAATCCCAATGGGATTTGTTTCTCTTAATTAGAATCTGGCCCCTATTCTGAGCGCTTTGCGCTCAGAATAGGGACGGCATTCTATTACTACTACTAGAGAAGATTTTGCTCTGCAAAATCGTCTCTAGTAGTAATAGGAAACTGGTAAAGATCTGATTGGCAAAGCCAATCAGATCTTTACCGGCATTCTAATTAAGAGAAACAAATCCCAATGGGATTTGTTTCTCTTAATTAGGATCTGGCCCCTATTCTGAGCGCAAAGCGCTCAGAATAGGGACGGCATTCTATTACTACTACTAGAGGAGATTTTGCTCCGCAAAATCTCCTCTAGTAGTATTAGAAAACTGGTAAAGATCTGATTGGCTTTGCCAATCAGATCTTTACCGGCATTCTAATTAAGAGAAACAAATCCCAATGGGATTTGTTTCTCTTAATTAGAATCTGGCCCCTATTCTGAGCGCTTTGCGCTCAGAATAGGGACGGCATAGGACTATTCTATCCTTTGTTCTTATTTTTGAAATATTTATATTCTTACAAAGAATACAAATAATTTAAAATGATATTAAATAAGTTCTTTCATTCGTTGAATCTCTTGTTGTAATTCTTGAATGGCTCCCACAAGAACTGCTGTAATATTTCCATAACTTACCATTTTGTGATCAGTTGTTTTGACTACATTTGGTAGTACTTTTTCAAGTTCTTGTGCTAAAAATCCAATTTCCTTCTCTCTTCCATGAAAGGTAGGACTTTCATTCCAATTATATTTGACTGGATTCATTTGTGTAATAATGGAAAGACATTTTTCAAGAGGTTCAATGTCTCGTTTAAATCGTTGGTCACTGGTGGTAGCCATACTTTGCGCTTCCAAACTTCCAACACTAATGTATTCAGATGAGATTGAACTAATTGTTGCAGTAGATAATACAATATTTACTGGAGGATCACCTTGAGGATTCAGTGTAATAACGTTACCCTCTTCATCTGTTGTAATTATACTTTCTCCCAAATGAATAGCACCAGTAGAAAGATAGAGCTCACGAAAGGCATAATCTCTGGATCCCAAATCAAATGTAAGAGTGGATTGAGGAAGAAATGTAGCGGTGGCAATAATATTTCCATTTGAATCGGTTTGAATAGATTGACCTTGTACATTACTTTCATTATAGGTAACAATATTACCGGCATCATCTGCTGAAATTTTACCTTTTCCTAAATGGATGGTACCTGATGAAAGATATAAATCACGGAATCCAAACTCTAACGAACCCAAATCATAGGTATAATTTAGGTCTGGAATAATAGATCCTGTTGTAATAAGATCACCGGTTGAATTGGTGCCAATTTTAGCACTACCGATATTTACCGATCCTGATGATAAAAATAAACTATGAAATCGTAGATCGGTCGATCCTAAATCAAATACATCTGTTACAATTGGAACTAAAGATTGATTAATATTACTGATTCCACCGGTAGGACCTGTAAAACCACCATAGGGAAGATGTGTCCAATCTGTGGTACCGTCACCAATCTTAAATAAATTTGTATCAGATTCAATGCCCATTTCCGCTTGGGCTAACACAGTAGAATACTGATTCCATTGGGTGGCGAGTCCGCGACGAAATTGCAATTGAATGTTGACATCGCCTGGTGCTGCACCACCAGCATCAAAGGCAGGGCCCACTATATAATCAGTAGAAGGAGCACCTCCATCAAAGATATAGGAGGTGATAGGACCGGTAGGACCTGTTTCACCAGTACTACCAGTGTCACCGGTGGAACCGGGTTCTCCTGTAGCACCTTGACCAGTAGGACCTGTTACACCTGTAGGACCTCGTAAACCACCGTAAGGAAGTGCATTCCATGGCCGTGTACCATCACCAATTTTAAACTGTTCCGTATCTGTTTCAATACCCATTTCCGCAACTGCGAGAAGGGAATTGGCCGTACTCCATCGCAAGGCGGTGCCTCTGCGAAATTGAATCTGTATGTTCGGCATGACTCTAATAATACGCCACAAATCGCGTTAAGATTTGTGGCGCAGTACCAACCTCTAACATTAATTAAATCAATCGTTCAATGCTAATAAAGTTATTGTTAAAACTGGCGCCTATCATGATAGTAATACGATATACGCGATTATTAGTTCTATCATTTATGGTATAAATGGGTGTATCTCCCTCAGTCGAAAAATTCCAATTGAACATGGAGGTGGTTGCAGTTGTTGTGATAGAATAGCCAAAATATGCGTTACCACCACTACCGCCATTTAATCCGTATATACCACTTATATTTGCAGTAAAGGTAGTGGATACTGCACCCAAACTTAATCCACGATTGCTACTGGTTGTCACGGTGGCTTTTACATTATCCATTGTGAGGAATGTACCTGCATTAACATATCCAGATACCTTTGTTTGTAGTTCGCCCCCTACACCTCCTGGTAACTTAGCAATATCCAAATAGGCTCCTCGAAAACTTCCATTGTTTTCAAAGATTCGTAATCGATCCTGATAAATATCGATTGAAACGGTACCTGTGGATAGAGTCCCACTTGGAGCCGTGGCTAGATCAATTTGACCGCCTTCGTTGCCTGATGCAGCGATCGTTCCAACTGTTAATCCGCCTCCCACAGCGACATTTCCTGTAGTACTCATTGTATTAAGTGTATTGAGAGAGAAAGACGTTGTAATTTCTTCAATTACCATATACGATTGACTGGCTTTGACTTGATTATTACTTCCAGAAAAAGTAACTTTGAGTGCCACTTGTGTAGTAGCATTTGTTTGTATGACTGCTTCTGCAGTTGGTTGCCATCCAGCTGGGACAGTCTGATTCACTGCTAATACACCACCTTGATTGCCAATAGACGTATTCCCATTTGTAACATTAATCCATTGGTAATTTATTTCAGAATTACCTACAATATTTGCTAATGCTAATGCTCCTGTTAATTTATAAGTTTTACCTGAAACTAATGTGAAATAACCAGTCGCTGTATCGACTGTGGCAGACCCTTGACTAATAATCAAACTAGCAGAAGGAACTATAATACTATTTGTGTTGACGGTTGGGTCGGTACTGATTCCAGCATATATATAATCTTTATTCACTGTACCCGTTGCCGTCGCTTGAACTGCAATAGGTAAATTAAGTGGTTTTACAATTGCCTGTGTTCCAATACCACCACGCAAAGTTGCTGTGCCATTGCCTTCGGTGGTATACAGTTTGACAGTTTGATTGGTTGTTGGCGTGTATATGACTCTGGCAGTGGTATTATCATTTTGTGCACCTGTGTCTGTATATGGCACAGCAGTTCCTTTGCCAATACCAGTTGAATCTAATATTGTACTAGGTGAAGTAGCATCTACCCAATTGTATAACAAGTATCCATTTGTAGAATTAGTGAATCCTATAAAACTTCCCGTAAAACTCATGTCATAGGTAATACCCGCAGTAAGTGAAAAAATACCAGTTGAACTGTTGTAAGTTAATTGACTATTGGAATTTGAAACTATAGTATCGAGTATAATCGTTTGAGAAGTACTTAATGTATAACCAGTTACTAAACCAACAACTATGTAAGCAGGATTTACCATACCATAGGTGGTTGGTTGCCCGTTCAATGTAATACTGGTAGCATTAATAGAACTAATATTTGCCGTACTAATATTACCTGTTACCACCTGTGTATTATTTGCGAGGAGTGAACTAATGTTAGCAGTGCTAATATTGGCTGTAGTGACTTGAGAACTTCCTACATTCATGGTTGCAGTGGAAAAAGAACTAGTGGTGATCTGAGCCGATGTCACCGATCCTGTGGAAATAGAACTTAATAACCCTTGCAAGGCCGTGAAGATCCCTGTTTGCTCGGTCAACGAGGATATGGAACTGGTGGTAATCTTAGCAGTACTGATGGTAGTGGTCGAAAGACTTGTTAGAGTGGCCGAACCTCCAACATAAGATCCAGATTGGTTGGTGAGTGAGGAGAGATTGTTGCCAATGAGTGAACTCACCGATGCATTTGCAGTTTGGAAGCTGATGGAAGAAAGGTTGTTCCCAATCAGCGAACTAACCGATGCATTTGCGGTTTGGAAGCTGATGGAGGAAAGATTGTTAGCAACAATACTACTGGTGGTAACAGTAAAAGAACTGAGATTCACTGTGGCAAGAGTAGAATTATAGAATGTAAGAGTGGAAAATCCTGTAGCAGTATTTGAATTTCCATTCGCTACTAACATCATGGAAGTAGAGTAGTTAGTCAAACTAACACTGGGACCTGTAGCACCCGTTGCACCCGTTGATCCTGTAGCTCCTGCGGATCCATTTGCACCAGTCGGTCCTGTGGCTCCTGTAGAACCTGTTGCTCCATTGGAGCCGTTAGATCCTGTTGGTCCTGTAGCACCTGTAGCACCATTGGAACCATTTGCTCCTGTAGCACCTGTAGCACCATTGGAACCGTTTGCTCCTGTAGATCCTGTTGCTCCATTGGAGCCGTTAGAACCCGTTGGTCCTGTTGCACCTGTAGCACCTGTAGCACCATTGGAACCGTTTGCTCCTGTAGCACCATTGGAACCGTTTGCTCCTGTAGCACCATTGAAACCGTTTGCACCAGTGGGACCGGTAGTACCAGCGGTGCCTGTAGGTCCCGTTTGGCCAATGGCTCCTGTTACACCTGCTGTATTTACCACAACTATATTTCCAGAGGGATCGACTGCAATCTTAGCGGTTCCTAAATAAATGGTTCCTGTGGATAAATACAAATCACGAAATCCAAATCCTGTAGACCCCAAATCATAGGCGTAATTTGTATCAGGAATTAAGGAAAAAGATATTGTACTATCAAAAGCGCCTGTAGGGCCTGTCATACCCGCATACGAAAGATCATTCCATGCATTGGATCCATCTCCCAATTTGAATAACTGAGTATCTGTTTCTACCGCTAATTCTGCAACTGCTAACGTAGGATTAATAGTGCTCCATTCAATGGAGCTACCGTGACGAAACTGCAATTGAATATTGAAAGTACTAGGAGCTACACCACCACAATTGAATGCCGGTCCTACAATATAGTCTGAAGCAGGAACACCCCCATCAAAGATGTAGGAGGTGATGGGGCCGGTAGCTCCTGTATCACCTGTTGGTCCGGTAGTACCGGTGGTTCCGCCACCACCCCCGCCCCCAGGTCCAGTGGGTCCTGTCACTCCAACATAAGGAAGATCGTTCCAGCAATTCAAACCATCCCCAATCTTAAATAAATTGGTTGGTATTTCTAACCCCATTTCCCCTTCCGCTAGACAGGTATTATTGGATGTCCAACTTTCAGCTGTACCACGACGGAATTGCAGTTGAATATGTAAGTAACCTGGTTCATCTGTACCGCAATCAAATGCAGGTCCTTCAATATAGCTTGATTCAGGTACACCGCCATCAAAGATGTAGGGAATGACAGGGCCTGTAGGACCAGTTGCGCCTGTGGCGCCGGTAGGACCTTCATCACCAGGAGCTCCTACACCGCCTGTAGAACCTGTAGCACCCGTAGGACCTTCGTCACCAGGGGCACCAATACCACCAGTAGCACCAGTAGCACCTGTACCAGAAATTCCCATTGGCATAAAATGTACATTTTTAATAGTTGCTCCAGCATCTCCAAATAAACTATAGAGAAAAAGTCGCGATGTAATGCTAGTCGTAACAGTTCGAACCAATGAATTATTCACATAATAATTGATTCCAGAGGGAGATTCTTGAATTGCAAACTCTGTAGAGGTATCATAGGTTCCAAAACTTCCAACATCGGTTCCACTCTCGTAAATATGAAGTGTTCCATCTTCAGCACAGAAAAAACCATAGTCAAGATTTGCATAGGCGACGGGTGCAGTTGGATCGTAAGAGTATCCGCACATGAATTGGCGATTTGTCTGCGCTGCGCCAAATGTAATCATGGCACCCGTGAGATATCCTTCCAAGGAATAAGCTGCACTATCCCATGTATTTACCCCTCCAACAGGTTTCTGGACATCTGTAATGGAGAGAAATGTGAGAGGAAGACCTGATGTTTGCCAGGTAAAGTTTTGAGGACCAAACGTACCTGTGGCGCCGGTAGGGCCTTCATCGCCAGGAGCTCCTATTTCACCCGTGGGACCTGTTTCACCGGTCGGCCCTTCATCGCCTGGCGCCCCTATTTCACCGGTAGGACCGGTTTCACCGGTTGGACCTTCATCACCAGGAGCTCCCATTTCACCTGTAGCACCCGTGGGACCTAGTTCCCCTGGGGCACCAATCCCACCGGTTGCGCCGGTAGGACCAAGTTCACCAGGAGCTCCTATACTGCCGGTGGCGCCCGTAGGACCTAGTTCACCAGGTGCTCCCATTTCACCGGTTGCGCCGGTAGGACCTACATCACCAGGAGCTCCCATGGCGCCACTGGCGCCAGTAGGACCTACATCACCTGGTACCCCAATGCTACCTGTTGCGCCAGTAGGACCTACATCCCCTGGTGCACCTATACTACCGGAAGCTCCAGTAGCACCCGTAGGACCTTCATCTCCTGGAGCTCCTACTTCACCTGTAGGACCTGCAGTACCTGTTGCACCGGTTGCACCGGCGGCACCCGTAGCACCATCTGCACCATAGCCTGTAGGACCCGTTGCACCGATTGTACCGGTTGCACCGGTATCACCTTTTCCAAAGGGGATTCCTGGTGACCAATCTCCTGATGCACTTGTTTGTTTAATATATAAAACACCATTGGTGGTATCTAAGAATCCAAATCCAGCGTGTTCAGTATCATAGTGATCACGGGTCCAAGGGGGACCGGTGGCTCCACTTCCTGTAGGACCTTGTGCATCTACATTAAAAGAGGTACCTTGATCACCTTTCGGACCGGTAGGGCCGCGATCGCCTGGTGCACCAATTCCACCAGTAGGGCCGGTAAGACCGGTCGAACCTGTTGCACCGGTGGAACCTAGACCGGTTGCACCAGTAGCTCCTGTTAACCCTGTTGCACCGGTAGCACCTGTTGCTCCGGTGAAGCCGGTTGCACCAGTAGCACCAGTAGCACCTGTGGCTCCTGTTAGACCCGTTGCACCTGTTGCACCCGTAGACCCTTGAAGACCTGATGCACCCGTTGCTCCTTGCAATCCAGTTGCACCTGTTGCACCCGTAAGTCCTGTTGCTCCTGTTGCACCGGTAGACCCTTGAAGACCTGATGCGCCCGTAGACCCTTGAAGACCTGATGCACCCGTAGCGCCTGTTACACCTGTTAAACCGGTTGCACCCGTCGCACCGGTTGCACCCGTTGCACCGGTTGCACCGGTTGCACCGGTTGCACCGGTTAAACCTGTTGCACCTGTTAAACCTGTTGCACCGGTAGCACCTGTTAAACCAGTAGCACCGGTTAGACCCGTCGCACCGGTTAAACCGGTAGCACCTTGTAATCCAGTAGCACCCGTTAAACCTGTGGCTCCTGTTTGACCGGTAGGACCCGTGGCTCCTGTAGCACCATTAATGAGTGTGGTCCAACCAATGGTTTGTACAATGGAAGGGGCTTCAAATGAAAAATTCATGTAAAAAGGAGTGGTTCCTGCACGGGAGACAGGGCCATACACCACCACATCATTTTTGTAATAACTTACACTTGCACCATCATATCCGATCATAAAGAGATCGGTTACCAAATAGGTTCCAAGACTTGTAATGGAGGAACCATTTTGATAGACTCTAACACTTCCTGCAGAAAACCATAATGCGTAATTAAAGGCATTATAATCAGCACTTGTAGTTTCTGTTAATCCCATAAAGAAACTAGGATTGGTTGAATTTGGTAATGCTTTGCAGGAGACTGCAATAGGACCACTGTACGATAAATCAGAATGTGTATTATGAGTCCACCCTCCCACACTGGTTGCTGTAATGGTTGTATTATTGTTACTAATTGTCATCGTACCATCCGAGGCTGTAAGAGTATACGAAACCGGTAACACGTAGGGATACAATAAATTATTGAATCCACTACCGGATTGACCCGTAGGACCAGCGGCACCCGTTGGACCTGTTGCTCCATTGGACCCACTTGAACCAGTGGGACCTGCTACTCCAGTTGAACCAGCAGCACCTGTTGGACCGGTTGCACCTGCAGAACCGGTTCCTCCTGTCCCTGTTCCAAAATTACCAAAAGTTCCTGTATAGAGGTAAAAACTAACAGCTGGTGGTTTTGTTTGGGAAATTGTATTTGTAGATTTTCCACTATTTGTACTATCCTGTTGATAGAGGGTTAAAAATCCACCATCTCCATCCAATATATACGCTAAATCTACATTGAGCACGTAATCAGAACCAGACTGGGAAAGGACACCAGATCCTGCAGTACGAAGAATAACTCCTTGGTAATCCGCGGTTCCATTTAATGCAAAGGGCAATGCATTTTTTAACATATTTACACTTGTAGTAGTGACACCAGTACCACGAAACGATTGGTTTGGATTGGCTGAATAAGGACTTAATAGCATATTTTGAACATAATATAAATGAGGATATGCGACTGATTGCGAGATAGAGAACTGATTTACCCCTCCCACATAGGTTGCAAATCCACTCAGATCAGTATTGACGAGTCCAAAGGTGGATCGAATTTGAGAATCGGTGAGAACGGTGGTAAAATCTCCAGGATTGGTGACAGGAATAGGATCGGTAGGAATTTGAGAGGGAAAGATTCGAGTCGGTCCATAGGGTTCCAAATAGGGAGCATTTAGAAAGGTGGTATCCACCACATTATTAGCTTTTTTAAACAGATAAGTTGTCATTTCAGCTTCTGAAAATCCAACGGACGTCGTATCTGTTTGAAATACACTCGATACAAAGCTTCGTTGATCCATCGCCGGGTTCCCTTCTTATTCGTCCGGTTATGTTTTTCTTACAGAACAGTAGGATGCTATCGACATCAAAAAAAGTCTTATTAGGAAAGGGTACCATTGATTTTGCAGATCCTCAATCGGCCTGGACCCCCAATCTCACCACTCTTCCTTCCACTGCTCTCGCTCTCGGATTTGCAGGAACTTTAAAAACATGTGAATTTAGTACTATTAATCTTACCAATTGTAGAACCTACAATGACTATGAACCAAGTTCAATACAAAGTTCTCTTTCAAAAGCCTTTTTAATCAATTCTGCAGGAAGTATTACCTATGCTGAACCCGTGTTAGGGGTTGCATCGACTGCTACAATTTTTGGACCTGAAAATAGCTTTGCATCCAGTACGATTGGGGGAGCCAATATTCAAGATACTATGATGAATATTCCCAATCCTGATACAGTCACGACAGCCATTGCTAAACTAGATGGTTGGATAGCGGGAGCCTTTCTTTTACAACCTCCTGTGGTGACAATCACCAGTACACTTTCTGCAAACGTATATGGTGGAATTCAATGGTCCTATCCTCGTCGGTATCCTTTTTTGAATCAACAAATTCCCTATGTGACCGGAATTGATTTGATTATAGGAAATGGTTCCAATAACAGTGTTCATATGGTCATTACCAATTCCAATTATTTTCCACATTTAAATTTTTTGGATGGTATTTTGAATGATCCCAACCATATACCAGTGAATGAATTTCGTGTCTATTCGGCCTCCTTTCCTGTCTCTGCCAATCTTCTCTATACATCGACTCAAATGAGTACGAATGGATTTTATGTGAGCAGTGCCACTGGAAATTTAGCCATTCCTACGACTGGAAATGTACTGGCGATTACCAGTACGAATGGTGTCAGCACTCTAACCTCCATGAGTCTGTATCTTCCTAATTTAACTACGACCTATCCTAATGGAACTCCTATTCCTATTCAAATTACATTACAAAATGCATCCTTAGGAGATTTCAATCCTCTTTTGAGTTCTATAGTGGAATTATCGCAGGGGCCGCCCAGTGCACCAATTGGAACTACACCGACAGGAACGGCGACCACTGTTTCTGCTAACTTTACGATTACGCGACCCGTGTACAGTGATAGTGTAAATTTGGATACATCGGCAGCTAACTTTAGTACGTATCGAACTCGGTATACGATTGCGCAATTATCCAAATCGCACACGTCCGGTGTCGGATTTCGATATGGTGTAGCGAATGTCAATACTCTTACACAAACTCCTTACAGTGGCTACGTAGGGAATACTTATATTCAAAACAATGCGTATGCTGCAAGTCCTCAAACGATTACGGTAAGTACAGATGGATCCCATCCTCTTTATCCAGCGGTAGTGTGGAGTACTTATACTCAAATGACCAACGTTTTTGCACAAGAAGGGCCGCAATCTTCCACCGTCTTGATTTCTACCATTTTTCACACCGATACGGCGTCTTTGCTTTCAGCGTTAACTTTGAGTAATACAGCAACGACTCTTACACGGTATGCGCCCTCTAACACTGGAGTAAAAACTGTGTCATATTCTTCAGGATGGACGGTGGGGGCCTCGCCCACGTACGATGTCTTTTATCTTTCCAGTATTTCTCCACTTTCGTTTACCATTCCTAACGGTCAATTTAATTCGGCTACCTTTCCTGGTGATCGATCAACAATTTCGTATACCGTGACACATTCGAATGCAGGAGCTGCTGCTGCTTCCACTCTTCAACTATCTATTAGTTCCTATACCAATGATTTTACATTAACAACTTATAGCACATTGAGTACGTATGCGTCTCTTTCTACGATTGTAACGGATGTATTTTCAGGGATTACGGGCAGCAATCTTTTTTATTACCAGGCCTCTCATCGTGGAACGCAGTTACCGGTGGTAAATACTACTACGAGTCCTAATACGTTAGTATTGGTGCAGAGTAATCGACAGATTCCTTCTTACAGTGGAACGATTACCTCAACTCTTACAAGTTCTGTTACGTATCAATTTCATTGTCAGCCGTATTTGAATGTACCGACTGCACCAACTTTACGATACAACTATGTTTGTTCGAATGTTGTACAGGTGAGTGGGTTGTATACACCTGATTGCAATGCAACTTTTTATTACGATTTCACCACCTCTAACATTGGTCATGTATTTGTAGGATCGAATTTTGGACAGGGAACTATGATTCTTGGTGGTACTGCAGCAGGTACAACCACCACCTACACCAACAATATTTTGATTTACAATGATGCGACAGGACTTCAACAAACGACGCTTCCCTTTCTTTCTTCTACTTTGCTACGATTTTCTACTGTTTCAGCGGTAATTAATGCGACACAATATACTACACCAGGTGTATCACGTCCTTTAGGAATTTCAACTACTGTAGTGGGATACAATCCTACTGGAGCCACTACAGCAAGTTCTACTATCTTACTTCAAGTTATTGGATCCAATGCCTATGTGGATACGTATAGTGCAAATAGTGCCAGGAACTTTAGCAATGTTTCCACCTATACGAATGGATTTCGCATTACCACTAATCTTCCAGCGGCTGGATCTGTCTTGAGCAACATCAATGATGGAGTAAGTGGAACAGGTGCGTATGGGGGGGGTCTTTCTACTCTCTATACTCCATTCATTTTCGTGAGTACAAATTCCATTAGTTTATTAAGTAGTATTCTTTATTATCAACATACTTCTTCTCTTTCTAGTATTTATACTAATTATTACACACGTGAATTACTATTAGCCAGTAATACGTACATTCATCCTTCTGGATACAATTATTCTGGATACAATGCATCTATTTTAGGAGTGTCAGGCTATGGGTACCCCAACTTTACGAATGATCTCAATTGGGATTCTAATAACGGTTATCGGTATGCTACGTTTGCCTATCAGAGCAACTTTGCAAATACACAGCAACAATATTTGTATGTAACATTGACTGCACCTTCTGCACTGGGAGGTATTACCACGACGCGATCTACGAATAATTATTGGCCTAATTCGATTGTAGCGGGTCCTAACTTGCAGTACATGAAGGTGCGAATGCATTCTCAACTTTATTACTCTTACACGAGTGGGACGAATCAGTCGAATGTGACACAATGGATTAATGGATTCAAACCAGTTCCTGCGCTTGGGTATGATGATAGTGTGTTTGATATGGGAGGGGGGGTTGCGGTGAGTACACTGGGGGGTGGATCGGTGCAATACAAGATGCAGTTTGGGTCCCGTTTTTACAACAATGTAATTGCGGTGGTACGGGTTGGAATTGCACAGGATGCTTCGATTGGAACGGCTACTCCTATTACGTTCCAATCTGTCAATATTGGATTTAGTAATGTATAAAATTGAATAAATTATAAAGATAAAATTATTTTTTTTAAAAATGGAGGAACTCCATTTAGTTTGTCAAGATGATGAAATATGGTCCATATTATCCATTCTCCGCAATGGATATGATCGAATTGATAAAAAATTTATTCACTCTCTTTTGAAGTATTTTACTACAAAAGAGGCAACTGTTCTTCGATCTATTTGCAAAGAATTTAAAGATGCTGTTGAGGTGACGTTGTGGGATGATTTAAAAACTCCTATAAAAGGAAGTATTGTAGATTGGAAAACTTCTTTTCCTGCTGCAAAATCTGCACGGGTAGAATCCAATCTTACTTTGCAAAATTCTGATTTTATGCATTTTAGTTCTATTCAAAAATTAACACTTGTAAAATGTACTACCATTACTGCATATGCATTGCAACATGTTCCCACACTAAAACAGTTAAAGATATATTATTGTCCACATCTTTGTGAAGGGGTTTTACATATTGTTCAATAAAATTGATATATTTTTCTTATTGTAGAATTATAATTTAATAGTAGAATGGCGTGTACCTATGTTATAGATGAACATGACATTTTAAAGATGGTACGCTGTGAATGCATGGATTTGATTGATAAGCGTATGGATGAAAGGGAAATTGCGATTGAAAAACTACCGCTGGACGAAGCTGCGAAAGATATTGAATATGATACTATGTATGCTTCTGTTGGAAAAGAGATAGATCCGGAATTTACGTATAATACTGCAGAAAAATTACTCAATTTCTTAATTGACAAGAGGATGAGATACTTTAAAAATTCGGTTGGAAAGATATCTCTTTGCAACCAATACATTGGAGATTATCTACATTTGGAGCACGGTGATGTGGTACAAGTAGGAGGGGAAGGATATCGGAATGAGAATTTAATGTTTTGGTCTGAAGAAAGAGGTCTTTTATATCCGGATGTGGAAGTGAATGATTATGGAACGATTCCTTCAGACTTTCGAGTGGGGGAGGAGGAGGATGAATTTCCTCCTTGGCATTGGTGTCATACGATAGAAGGGTATGATGGATTCATTTGGCCCTCTAACATTCTTCGTGATCAGATTTATTCCTCTTTGGCAGAGGTTCCTATTGTTTCTCTTCCCAAGAAACTGCCTATAGATTTTGGCAAAATTGCAAATATCTTTTATACGGAGGTTATGCTTCACGACGAACTGATTCAAGTATTTTCTTTGATTCCGCGTCCCAAGTATTTTAGAACAATTGCAAAAACTGTAATAGAAGGGTATGAATAGGAATGGATACAATTGTGATTGGGGCAGGTCTTGCCGGTCTTACTGTAGCAGAAGCCTTGGCCTCTCGTGGTGAACACGTTACTGTGATTGAAAAATACGGAGTGGTGGGTGGACGAGTAGCTACGATGCATCGTGCTGCTGACGGTAGCGTACCTGCCTTGCAATATGAAATTGGTGCTGGTCGCATTTTTTACAAACATGCACGAGTATTAAAACTGGTTCATGATATGAAATTAGGAGTCTATCCAATTTCAATGGAGGGAATGGAATGGCGTGGAAAGAGTTCAGGCTATGCTTCCGAACCGAATGATTTTGCAGTCTTGTTTTCAGAACTGGGAAAACTTCTTCAGGCTCTTCCTACTCTTGGAATGTTTACGATTGCAGAATTATTAAAGAAGGTAGCGCCTCCTGAATTTCAAACGGCTCTAACATTGAAGTATCCCTATTGGTCTGAAATTAATAGGATGAGGGCGGATGTAGCGTTGGAATCGTTTGAAAAGGGGGGTACGATGGAAGCTCACGATGCTACTTCTTATCTTGGTGTAGTGGAGGGATTGGATGCTATTACCAATGGATTGGCAGAGAGGGCGAAGAAGGCGGGAGTAACAATTCTTTTTCATCATCATGTTTCCGATGTAAAAGGGTATACAGTGATTGGAACGAAAGGAAAGAAAGGAGAGGAAACTTCCTTTACAATGACAGCTAAACGGGTAGTTGTAGCGACTTGTCGTTGCACTGCTGGATCGTTTCCCTCTTTAAAATCCTTACCCTTGTTCAAACTTTTGGATACGGAACCTTTAATTCGTATTTATGCAGTGTATCCCAAGGTGAAGGGAAAGGTTTGGTTTGCTGGAATGGGCAAGGTGATCACCGATTCTCCTTTACGGCATGTGATTCCCATTAATGAAGAAAAAGGATTACTTATGATTTCATATACGGATGGGAAAGATTGTGAATTCTGGAGCAAATTGGAGCAAAAGGATTTGGAGAAGAAGATGGCTGTAGAAGTGGAAAAGGTCTTTGGAAAAGTTCCTGCTCCTCTTTATTTGAAGATGCATGAATGGGGAGCTGGTTGCACGTATTGGATGCCTGGAAACTATGATCCGGTTGAAATGGGTGAACTGGCGCAGCAACCTTTTAAAGCCTATCCTAATTTGCATCTTTGTGGAGAATCGTATTCTATGCAACAGGCGTGGATGGAAGGGGCCTTAGAGAGTGCTGAAGGATTATTGAAAAAGATTTTACACAAGTAGGGATATGGAACTTTTAGAGAAGCTTCCGATACTTGATACAGCAGCCCCTCGCATAGGATTTACTATGATCGAGACAATTGATAAAATTTATGAAGAGTATGCAAAACCGATTCGAATAGGATTGTTTTATCCTGTACTTCCTAAAAAAGTGGAAGGAATTTCTACAGGATTTAATTATAGTCTTGGAATTGGAATGTACGATTCGTATAAATTTGTAAAATTTAAAGTGAATGGGTTAATTCTAGTTTGCGTGATTTTGAAACGGGAAAAAACATCCAAAACAAAAAAACCAAGTCGTGACTATCGTGTTCAATGTATGGGTACAAATAATACAGTTGATATGTATGATACTCCGTTTCAGTTTGATATTCGATCAAAATCAAATATTATTTACAACGGACACATTCATAAATCAACTATACCAGGATTAGAAAAAGGATCGATAGTTACAACTATATGCAATGCTCTCATTGGTTATTTTCAACCAGAAGCCTTTGAACGAATTGATGCTGCTCATATTACCTGTACCAATGGAGATAAATTCTATTTATCTTGGTTACGACTTCTTACAAAACCAACCGATACAGATAATCTTAGTTGGTATAATAGTTTTGGATTGAAACGAGCCTCTCCCTATGTGAGTAATAAGAAACGAATAACAGATACAATTGATCGAATTAAAAATATTACAGTAAAAGAATTAGAAGAATATTATGAAAAGGTGAACAATGTTTTTTCTACTAAAAAATATAAATCAGTTCAAGTACATGAATATATTCCAAATGGATATTTTATGTATATAGATGGTGACGATATATATTATCACCCTTATTTAAATTTTAATACAAATCCACATGAACTATATAAAAAGGCATATGAGATTGTAAAACAAGAAATGCCTTCTGCAACTTTTACAGAGATTCTTCAGAAGGCCTCCTGTGAGGAACGAGCAATTCTGCTTGGTACAATGCCCTATAGTGCACAACAAGGATATGATTTTATATATTCTGGATTTGCTGGATTTTATGATACTGAATTAAAAAAGGAAGCTGTCTTTCCGCATTTGAAAGATATTGTAGCAATGTCCAAATACATGATTTGGAACAATCGAAAATATACATTTAAAAAAGTGTCTAAGACACAAACAATGACTCGTAAAAAGAAGAAGAAATATATTCGAGAAATTAAAACCGATAGCACATAAACAAATATCTATCTGATTCTCACTAGTAGTACTATGGAAAATCAGTTTATTACCCTCTTACCCTCTCTCATCTATATGATGAGTAATCAGAATGGATTTCAATGGATAATGTTACTTCCATTACTACTACCCCTTCTATTACCTTATTTTTCAAAAATAAATTGGAAATGTCCTACGATTCAATCTTTAAAACTGGAATACACGGCTCGAATGAAGATGGAAGAGTGGTCTGAACATCCTACGGCGGTAGTGAGTTGTTTTTCCAATATTGTATGGGAGTGGATTCGGTTGAATGAAGTAGTAAATCTTCCCAAAATGATGGAGGACGTTCAACATCAGCGTAATTATTATTCGCATGAAGGAGTAAAACGAATTATTCCTTTTTTCATTGATGATTCGAGTCGATTCTTTTATCACACGATTGAACCTGCTATACGATATTGCATGTGGGTAGATCGTGAAGTAGACAAGGATGGATTTGAGCATCCTTCTATTTTCTTAAAAATTCAATTTAATTCCAAGGATCCCAAGGACATTGTAGATCATGTAGAATGGATTAAACAGGAATCAGAACGGATTTGCACATCCCGCCATGTCAAACAGCAAGTATTGGTTTCTATGGAATCTACATTTGAAAAAGAATCTTCACGAGATTCGGTTCCTTCCGTTCCTTTTATGGTGCATGAATTTTTTACAACTTCCTCTTTTGATAATTTTTTTAGTGAGGAAGCTGAATCAGTTAAAGCAGATCTTGCTATATTTTTAAATGACAAAGCTACCTATGAACGGATTGGACGTCCTTGGAATTATAGTATTTTGAATACGGGTGCACCTGGTATGGGAAAGACTAAATTGGTAAAAGCAATTGCTGCATTTACAGGCCGAACTTTAATTGTTTTGAATCTTCATCATATTACATCCCCTCTTTTATTGCACCAAGTCTTTCATTCTTTTATTTTGAGTGGAATTCATATTCCGCATGATAAACGATTGTATTATATTCCTGAAGTAGATACTCAATTGTTAGAAGTGGCTAAAAAGCGAGAAAAGAAGGCAGAACCGGTTTTAATTACAGCTGCTGGTGAAAAAACGAAAGAATCTGAACCAAAACCCTCTCTCACGTTGGGAGATATTTTAAATGTATTAGATGGAGTACCTGAACGAACGGGTCACATTCTAGTATTAGATACCAATCGATTGGAAGAATTAGATCCTGCCTTGATTCGTCCTGGACGCATTGATCGTGTCATTGAATGGAAGAAGAGCAGTGCTTCTTGCACTCGAAAGATGATGGAACATTTCTATGGAGAAAAACTTCCTACATCGGCAAAACTTCCTACTCAAAAATTTACACCGGCCGAATTGCAATCAATCTTTTATCGATCATCGACCATTCAAGACGCCGTACGATTAATTCGATAAATTTTTAATGTATAGTGGAGGTGGCCAATTCATCCGCTCTTGCATTTCCAGTACTAATTGGATCTGTTTTTCCTGTATGACTTCGAACATGGTGAAATTCTATTTTGTAAGGAGTATTTTTCCATGTTTTTACAGCTGTAAAAAGGGGTTCAATGATATCTTGGTGGAGGACAGCCTCCCCGTTTGCTTTTGTCCACCCTTTTTTGGACCAGGCTACGGCCCATTTCAGTATGCAGTCCAACGAGTATTGAGAATCTGTATAAATATGAACAGTCGTAGTGCTCCCTTTCCCCATTCGTTGAAGTACAGCTGGAAGTTGAGTAGTAGCAATCATCCAAGCTTTACCGAGTCCTTTTAATTCTGCCCTCTGATTTGTTTGCGATTCAGTGGGAAGAAGAGGTTCAGCCAATTGAGCCATTTCTCTGTAACCAGTTCCTAGTAGACCTACTGAGACACCAAATCCAGCTTTGGCATGTTTCTTTCCATTGTTGGAACAGGCTCCATCGGAGAAAAGGGCTACTTGTTCTTCTACAGGTGCTACTGAAGGAGCAATAGTTGGTGCGGAAGACGATGCGGAAGACGGCGCGGAAGGAGCAGCAGGGGTCGAATTGAAATATCCCATAATAGAACCCGGTCGAACTGGTTTTGCTTCAGTTAGCAAGGATTGAACCAGTGGATCTGCAATTGCAGCGGCTCCTCGTTCTTTTGAATGTTCCACTTCACTCCGAATCCATTTGATTGCAAGTTTACAGGAAAGAGTTCCTTGTGCTTCAAGAAAACGGAGTACCTCCATATCTATTCTTATTCGGTCTTTATTTTTTAAATCATACCACGGTAGAGATGAAGACGCGTCGAAGAGTTCGAGGGGGGGCTATTTTAGGAGAAGGGGCCTATGGAATCACTTACAATCTTTGTAAAGATGATAAAGTATCCTTTTGTAATGAATTAGACAAGCAACCTATCAAACAAATTATTCTTTACACAGTGGATGGAATGGAAACACTCTCTGACAAGAATACAATTCGTCAATTTATAGACTTTTTGCATATTAAGAAAGATCGTATTGCAAAAACATTTAAACCAACGGGTATATTTATTTCGACGACAAAAGAATATTTTGAAAAAGAAATTGAATCCGGTAAAAAAATTATAGAAGTTTATGGAAAACAGGCTGATACATATTTAACGATTGCACCCCTCACCGGATTTCAATCTCATAAACTATTTGGTGCTATTTTTGAAGGATCTGTGACCACGTATGCTATATTTGGAACAAAATGTAATAATAAATTTGAGATTGTTCTTCCTAAATTTATAAAGGATATTTTACAAAGTATTATTATTTTACAAGAAGAGGATATGTTTCACAATGATATTAAATTAGATAATATCGTAAAATGCTCAGATCGATATAAATTAATTGATTGGGGAGGAGCATCAAAAATAAGTAAATTGGTAAAACCAGGATCTCTTCTTACAACTAGTCCAGTTCAATGGTATTGTCATGATTGGCGAGTAATAAAATTACTATGCGTAGAACTTTTACCTTGGAGAGCTCATTATTCAGAACCATCTGCTACCAAATCAGATTTATTCAAAGAAATTCTTGCCAAGATTAAAAAAGAGTTTTATGAAGCAACCAATCACGGCCTATCAAAAGATGAGTTGTTTGAGAAATACAAATACACATTTGATTTGTTTCAACTTGGTATGACCTTAGTCTATGCTATTTATGATAAACCAAAATATCATAAAAAATATATTCCAATTATTGGATATTTAACCTCTCTTACAGACCCTCCTACGAATGCAAAAGAGGCCATGAATCATATAAAAATACTTTTAAAGTGAGTTCTTTCATTCTTACTAAGAATATTTAATAAATATTCTTGTTAAGATTAGAATGAGCAGCAGTAGTCCTCCCCTTGTAGTGGGTCGAAATATTCGCCCCAAAGCCCATGATACAACCCTAGAATTCTGGTGGGGGTATCCTGCCTCCGATGGCGGAGCCGTCATTAGCAGTTACACTCTTTCTTGCGCGGATCCTTCTATATCTCAATCGGTGGGAGCCTCTACCTTTTACAACAAAGTATCGAGTCTGACCAATGGAACTGAATATAGCTTCCAAATTGTAGCCGATGATACTACGAGTGCCTCGAGTGCTCCTGTTACGTTTCGTACGGTAGCACCAGGATCCAAGCCCAGTAGTGCACTCAGCAGTATAGCCGTTGCAACAGGATCCGGCAGAGTGGCTATTTCGTGGGAACCTCCTACAAGTAATGCCACTCCTCCCATTGGATGGTATGTCGTTCGATCCGTCAGCTCTTCTCCCAGCGATCCAATCCTCAAGGTAGATACGTATAACTATCAAAGTACTGCTACCATCAGTAGCTTGAATACTGCCTCTATGTATTCGTTTAATGTCTATGCAGTCAATGATCCCGGCTACAGTATCGCAGCCTCTACTCTTTCCATCAGTCCCAATTTATCGGTAGGGGATGTCTTTACCTATATTGAATTATATACACCGGATGGTGGATCCTATTACACCTACCGCATCTATAGTAAGGAAACAGGTTGGAATGTGGTAGAATCTCCTTACACCGTGAGTGATTATGACGGACAATACACTTCTTCCAATTTTGATTTGGATTACGACTATAATGGAACCTCTAACACCTTCTGTACGGGGTATTACAGTCGCTATAACAATCCTGATGTAGGACGTGGTGAATATAAGATGGAATTTCGACGCACCGATGGGTCATTGCTTCGCACAATCAGCATATTTGATAACAATTATAATTGGGACTTACCTCGTTCCTATGGTACTTCCAATACCGGATTTTTCTACAACAGTAATGATGTAACTAGTAATTTTGATATACAAATGTATCAACCATATACCAATACTTATCAAACATCTTCCATCATAAATACTAATAACTATATGAATGTAGAATTATTAAATAATGGTGTTTATTTTGTTACCTCTAATGTGGATCACTACAATCATTATATCTGGAACATTAATTCTAATACACCTACCTTGATCTTATCCACATTCAATTATTATGATAGAGATTTACACGGTGTTAGCACAGCCACATTTCTTGTTAGTCGAACACTTGATTCAAACTACTATGATACAATTACTTATATGGATGATACTGGATTTTCATCCAACTATTCATTGGCATCCAATACATATACCAATATTAGTGTAACACAATATGGAGATCGTGGAGATCATGCCTATTTTAAAGGATATAATTCAAATACCAGTAATTATGATCTGTATGTATTTAATCAATTGCCATCCATGACACCGGTCATCCTTTCAAACCTTCAATCCAATCGATATATATTTGATACGTATTATGATAGTACATACAATGATGTGAATTACAATCAAACCTATACATCCGATTCATTATTAGTTCTAAGTCTGCAAGGAACTAGCTATTATATTACTTCAGGAAGTAATTCAAATTATGGTTCTGTAAATATGTTTAACGAGGGAAATTTTATGGATATAAAAATTACATTACAAGATAGTTCTATTCCAGTGGATATACCTTATGCATCCTATGGAACTTCCTACCAGACATCTAACTTTGGATATTTGGTGGGATCTATGGATGCATATCCCCATACCTCTCTTACCTATGCAACAGCTGGATCGAATGATATCTATGTACATGGACAATATCAAGTATTAAATGGCAATAATGGATTATTTTCTACGTTTACCGGTTCTTACACATGTGCCAATGGTAATTACGGAACCTATTGGGTCCGCCAAACAGGAAGTTCTGCTCCTAGTACAGATGTAGCTCCCTTTGGAGTCGATCTATGGTATTCGGTAGAAAATAGCAATTGGGGATCGGTTCGAAGTTCAGATGGTATATCGTATCAGAATAGTCCATATTATCAGTATGATTATCGCACAATCGTCTCTGGTTCTAACTTAATCTTTTGTAAATCGTTGATTGGATCTATATCAAGCATTAGTGCACAATGGGAAGGAACTTTTCTGGATGAAACAACCATTGTCAACTTCTTACAATCGTATGTGAATGATGCTCCCTTTTGCGACGATCCAAATAACTTTAGTACCATCAATGTACGAGCCTTTGATGAATGGAACATCAGCACAGGACATGTCTATTATAGCAGTTTAACAACCAGTTTTCCCTACACGTATGATGGATATATACAGGGTCCTGCCTTTGGAAAAGGAACTGGTTATCTTATTACGGGATCCAATACAACTGTGGTAAGTACAATCTTTACAAGTTCAAACCTATTAGCCTATAGTTGGACAACATTGAATTCCAATGGTGCTGGATTTATTGAACAGGAACAGAATGTAGTGAAGGCGCATGTTCTTACAGCAAGTGGTGAAAGGTCTACGATTTTATCCACGGTAGCTACCTTTTCTCCAACCTATGCAACCTATACAGATCAAACATCCTTTAGTGATTTATTTTATTACAATATACACTCTGCTAATAATCCAAATTGCAATTCCTTTTTATTTGTTGTATCCACCAATGGAAGCCTTCTAACAGCAAGTGAATCTTCTTCCTATACAAATACTCAATTTTCAGGACATAATGCGCTTATATATGATAATAATACCTCTAATGTAAATATCATTCAAAATGGTGTACTGACCTCTACCATCAATATGCCGTATGGGGAAGATAATATGGAGGAGCCATATCCTGATTTTGCAAACGGGCAGTTAGCCATTACCAGCTATGATAATATTACTAGTAATACATTTATTGTAACCGTCACCAATGATGCCATTTCTACGTTCAGTACAAATTTTTTTACAGACAATACCAATTCATTTTTGACGCAGTCCTTTTTGATGATGTGGCATGATTATCCTTTCACGTTATTGGCACGTGATATAAATGCAGGAATTAATTATGGATTTAGTACGATTGGTGATTTGTATGAAGATTATTACTATAACCAAGCCGATTCTATTGGATTTAAGGTAATCGATGATAATAATGGTGCACGAAACTATGTCGTGTTTAATTTCTCTACCACCACGTTTAGTATGCTAAGCACATCGTCAGCAGAGAATGAAGAATACACCTTTACCACATCTCCTTATTGGAATGATTAATTAATTTATTTTCTTTTGTAAAACATATTTTATATGATTTACAATAGATGGGAAATATAATACCAGGTCCCCCTACCCTACGGGATGGGTTAACTCGACCCGATGCAAAAGATAGTACATTAGAATTTTGGTGGGAAGAGCCACCTGGTCAGCTGCCTCCTGCCGAAGTGAGTAGTTATACTCTTTCTTGCTCCTCCATCCCTTTTTCTCAATCGGTCACCAGTTCTACCTTATATATAAAAGTATCAAGTCTTATGAATGATACCGAATATTCGTTTCAAATTACAGCAGCAAATTCAAATGGCGAGAGTATTCCTGCTTATTTTCGAACCGTGCAGCCTGGCCTACCTCCAAATCCAGTTGCCAATCCTACAGCGACTGTGCTAAGTAATGCTGTAGTTCAAATTGGGTGGGAAGGTCCTACCCCCGATCCCTCTATTCCTTCGACTGGTTGGTTTGTAGTGCAATCGGTCAGTTCCTCCCCCAGCGATCCTGAAATTCGTATCAGTGCCTATGCTACTGCTAGTACCGCAGTGATTAGCTCCTTGAATACAGCCTCCCTCTATTCCTTCAATGTCTATGCAGTGAATGATCCTGGCTATAGTTATGCAGTTTCTACCATTGCAATCAGTCCAGTCATTGGAGTAGGAGATCTTTACACCTATTTTGATATTGTTACAGTTTCTGGATCCAATGATTATTATTATCGCATTTATAATTCTTTAACAGGATGGAGTGATGTGATTGATACGGGTATCGATTCTACTCAATATAACTATGAAAACAGCAATGGTGGTGGGAGTAATTATGTATTTGGAAGTTTTTACAATCCTACCACCAGTAATTATGCAGTTCCTTTTTTTAATACAAATGGAACTGCTCTGCAAACCATTGCATGGGATGGAACCAATGATAATTATCCTATATTTCCTAATTCATTTTCAAATGCTACCTTCTTTAGTGTAAGTTCTAATTCTGGAACGGGGTTGTATGATTTGCAATTATATCAACCCAACAGTGGATTGTATCAATCTACTTCTATTGTAGCAAATTATTTTACAGAAGGTCCTGCTGTCTATGCAATTCCTCTTCAAAATAGTGTAGTGTTTCTGACCGGTTCTGCATCAAATACAATCTTAAATTATATCTGGCCGGTTGCTCAAAGCACCCCACTCTTTTTATACGAAGGAAGTGCATTTTTTGAAACACAACCCTTTGGTATCAATTGTAATACAGGAATGTTTAATGCAGCTGCCGTCAACAGTACCGATTACTTCGATACAGTCAATTATATTACAGAACCGAGTACCTATACTACATTAGCATTACCTGAGAGTACGTACACTAATTATTATTATCCTGGAGCAGGTGGGTACGGAAATAATAATGGTAATAATTATCTTATCACTTTCTACAATTCAAATACAAGTCTGTATGACATCTATGTTTGGAATAACTTCTCGAATAGTTCTAACTTTTCAAACCCTGTGATTCTTTCTAACATTGGAACTACAAACAATATATTTGGATTTGTATTTTACGGGTATATAACCTATGAGGCTACCTATGCAACAAATGCATTTTTAGTATATGATTTTGATTCCAATACTTTTACAAGCAATCAGACTGGAATTGGAATTACCTATTCTGTTTTTGACAATGGATCTACTTATTCAACAGTGTTTACTTCTACCAATTTAGCCTTAGGGAGTAATTTTACAATTAATTCAAATGCGACAGGTGTTCTTCAACTGGATGGTGATAATAATGTAGGAATTGCTCTTTGTTCTCAAGCCTTTGGACAGAGTACAATTGTTCTTTCTACAGCAACAGGTTATCTTGATTCTCTTTCTACATTTAATAATATATTCTATAATTATACAAATTTTATAAGTGTAAATCTTCCTCAAGTCGATGGACTGTTTAGTAATTTTGTAACCATTCAAACGGATACTGGAGCTATTACAGCATTTAGTACCAATAGTGGAATTGTTGAGCAAATCTATTGTGGATCCACTGGAATGGTAAAATATAATGATGGAACCTATGATTTACTTTTTAATGGGATCATAACCTCTAACATGCCTGTTATCGATAATAATGGTGTTAGTTATGCTCAGCCTGATTTTGCTCTTGGATATGTGTATGCAAGATACTTTGATGGATCTAATTTTACTCTTTACACTGCAAAACCGAGTGGAGTTGTAACCAGTACAGTCACTACATTTGTAAATAATCCATTTTATACGGCAACTCCGAGTAGATATTTTGCACGAAATAATTCTCCATTTACTCTTATGGTACAAGCATTGGATGATACTCAATCATTCTATTCTACTTTTGGTGTAGCAGGAAATACAACAGAAAATGATTTTTTTCATCAAGCCGATTCAGCATGTGTTTCCGTTTATGATTCAGATACTGGACACAATCTATATGTTGTATACAATTATGCAAGTAATACATTTACAGAATATACCGAGACGGATACAATTGTTCAAGATATGATTACCACCTCGCCCTATTATTGGGGATTAATTTAACAGACCCTAGTAGAAATGAACCTAGTTGTGTTTGTAAAGGCGGAGAATGCTCCCGGTGTATCACCTTCTACTAGTTCTGCAAATCGTTCTGTTATTCGCACGGTGAACTCCAGTTCCTTTCGTCGCACGGTTGATGCTGCGACCGTGCTCTCTGCTACGACACTTCAGGCTGATTCGTTGGCCTTGTTTCCAGTTGCCTTGCAACCTGATGCCCTTTTCCTCCGTATTAAAAACAATGGAAAGGAGCTCGATCTTTCCAAGACTTTTACGGAGAATAAGGTGACGGAAGGAGCCATGTTGGAGGTGCAGTACTTGCTACGCTAATTACATTCTTTTTAAAGAGTTGTAAAATTTAAATGAAAGTGGCTGTCATCACGTTCCTAGTAGGGCCTGATTACAAACGATGGATGGAACCCGGTCTAGCTTCTAAACGAGAGTGGTGTAAGAAACAAGGTTATGATTTTCATTGTGGAGGAGAGACTGTCTGGGATCATTCTCGTCCTATTTCTTGGTCCAAAGTTCTCTATTTTCGGCAATTTCTTGATTCCGGTTATGATTATCTATTTGTTTCCGATGCGGATGTTCTTATTACCAATTCAGACTTGAAGATTGAAGATATGATTCTCCCCCAGCTAGGAGATAAGGATTTACTATGGACAAAGGATGAATGTGGGAATCTCAATGCAGGACATTTACTTCTTCGGTGTTCCGCTCGTACATGGTTGAAAGAATATTTTGATTTAGTTTGGAACCAGGAGGATGTCATTCATCATATTTGGTGGGAGAATGCTGGTATGATCAAGGTGGTAGAGACGTTTCCCGAACATCTCGCTCATATTGCCACGTGTAAAGAATCTTGGTTGTTCAATGCCTATCTATTTGGTCCTACTGGAAAGACGGTGGATCCTCCCCGGCGTCTGTGGCAAAAGGGGGATTTGTTGATTCATTTTGCAGGAGTCTACCGCGGTCCCAAGATTCATGCAATGATGAAGTATATTTGTGAAACGAAAGAGATAGATCGCGGTTATTTAGAAACTCTTTTGAAAGACTAATTTTGACTTTTGCATTTCTATGTAGGATAGAGAAAAAAGATCCTTTTTTCTCTATCCTACATAGAAATGCCCAGCACTCGTCGCAACAGTCTTGGACGCAACCACAACAAGCTTGGTCGTTTTACACCTAAATCGACTCGCAAGTCTTCTCGCAAGTCGAGCCATGCCACTCGCAAGTCTGACTCTCCTAAGAAAACGGTTGGATCTAGGGCGGAAGTAATGCACGGAACTGCGGAACGAACCTCCGGCAATCTCAGGAAGGGCGACTTGGAACAGAAGGCGAATGGACGCATTGTCAGTCGCAAGGCAAGTGCGGCCGGTAAGAAGGCTCTGAAGCGTCTAACTGATGCCGGTTACATCGCGAAGAAGGGTGAATTCAAACTCTTTAAGAAGCATTAAGTACGGTTCTCAAAGTTTGAACTTCCTTTTTCCATTCATATTCTAAAATTGTTTTACGTGCTGCTGCACCATGCTGCGCACGTAATTCTGAATCCATCATGTATTCTTCCATGGCCAAACAAATATCCTTTGGATCAACCAATTCTGATATTCCTCCAATACCACCTAATGCCATAGGTAAATAGGTTCGAAACACTGGTTTGATTACTTTTGAATTGATATCATGTTTGCAGAAATCCTTGAACCCTCCTACAAAAGGTACAATCTGTGGTATACCCACTCCCATGGCTTCAAATTGACACAATCCAAATCCTTCTCCATCCGCTGCCGTGACTCCAACATCGCTCATTGAATAAAGTTCATTGATCAACTCATCGGTAAAACTCATGGCCTGTTTTACTAATAATAGTTTGTTCATATGGGCCTGAATTGAAACTTTCAAAAGAGTAAGTTCTCTTGCAAAGATTTCCAGTAACGTATACCCTCCTTGTTCCCCATTGTCACAGATGCACATGAGAAGAACAGGTTGCGTAGGATGCCGTGCCACTAACTGTGCAAAGGCCATAATCAATAAATCATAATGTTTTCTAGGAGTATTACGATTCACATTCAAAAACAAACAAGCCTCCTTTGGGATTTTATGTTTGATTCGTAGTTCTGCTCGATCCTTGGGAACAAACTGCGTTGGATCAAATCCGTGTCTAAGAATATGAATTGGTTTTGTAATTCCTTGCTTCTGTAAAACTGTTTTCCAATACTCTGTAAATGCAAAATAACTATGGGTATCTTTATCAATTCGTCCAAGGAGTTGCGGTCTCTGCACATCATACACTTGATCAAAATAAATCATCATCTTGTATTTGGATCGTTCTTCAGTAGTTAGATTCTTTTCCAAACTATCTAGAAATTGACACATAATGGCTGCATCATTGTAAATGAGAATTACATCAGGTTGGACACGTTTGACTTCGGTCGGAAGAATAGAAAACCCAAATCCTCCTTCTGATTTTCCAGCCGCCTTCTCTTTTTCTACAACGTCCACAACGTCTACATTTGAAGGATAGGTTCTCCAATCGGGACTGGCCAATCCTTTTTGAAATCCAAAATGGGTTAATTGAATGGCTGAATCTGTGGCTAATTCTTTCACCAAATGATAACTAACTTTGCTATATCCTGTACATTGGTGGGCATGAGTACTCACTAAGAGAAACTTTTTCTTGGTTCCTACGGCGCTTAAAAGGGCATCCAGATTATTATAAAACGAAAGATTCATTTTATAAAAGCCATCGTAAAATTATATTTAAACTGAACGCTCTTTCAGTGGTTAGAATGGTTGTTACACGATCTGGATTCAAAACAAAACCCTATTATAAAACATATATAAACACTATACCCTTATATAAATATAAGAAGTTGGTACGAATGTCAGATACGGAAGGAAAGAAGAAAGCAACGATTCCCTTGGCTCTTCGTCAGCAGGTATGGAAGACGTATGTGGGTGAAAAATTTGCATCCAAATGTTTGGTAGGGTGGTGTACCAATCAGATTACGGCGTTTGAATTTGATGTAGGACACAATCTTCCTGAGAGCAAGGGAGGAACGTTGGATATATCAAATTTGCGACCCATTTGTCACAAATGTAATATATCGATGAGTAATAATTATACAATTGATGAATGGAATAAATTGAGTAAACCGGTGGGTGCTTGTGGAATTTGGTGCTGTTAAGAACTTGTAAGAATAGTAGAAAGAATTGTTCGGAACGATTGTTTCTTTTGTATCCACCAGGTTTGGAGATCTTGGCGGTGTTGTTCCATAACCTCAGAATTCTTTGAAAGTTGTTGAAGGAGGGTAGGAGCCTGAGCCCAGGAAGGAAGGGCTAAAATAGGAGACTTTCCTAACACCTCCGTGTATTCATCCCCTAGCTTTCCTTCTGAGGGAACATAGAGGGGGATGGCACCTGCCTCTAAGGCTTCGTAGAGTCGAAAGGATTCTAACGACCAAAACCCAGTAAAGGCTGGTACAAACTTGGTGTTCAAGAGTTGATCGGTATACGCTGATCCTACGAGAGGAGAAGGATCGCCAAAGGTGGCTTTTGTTTTCTTTTCAAAGGGCGTGAGAGATTCTAGGACGCGGAGGGCGTCTGCTCGTCCAGGACGATCAATACTTCCTGCAAAACTCCACAGAAGGGATCGTTCTGCAAATGTACGATTTGCTGAAATGGATTTTGCACTATATCCCAAGGGAATGGTCAGTACATTGGATCCAAGATCCTTTCTATAATAATTTCTGATCACCTGTTTTACAGCAGGATGATTGTACAACTCAATAGGATCCTTTCCATCCTCATCACTCAGATGCAACAGAATTACCTTTCCTTCTGCTGTATCAAGAAGTTCCTTGTAAAGCCCTACTTGAAAAGTAGGTGGGGTTCGTTGATAGAGAAGAATGGAATTATTGGGAAGTTTTTCTGCAGGAAATACATGTAGTGGTGTTTGAAATATATCTTCTAACCATGCTTTTTCATAATCAATTCCTGTATTTTCAATAGCATATACCGGTTTACTATTGCTGGGATGATCGGCCGTTGTTGGTATAATTTGAGGTTTCATAAAACTTGCCATAACACTTACAATTTCATCTGGTAAAAACGATTCTTCATATAGTTTTAATTCTTCTTCCGTAAAACATTCTTTATTATTCCAAATATCACTATCAAAGGTATCTTCACGTTTTAAATTATTAAATTGAGATGTCTGATACTTGGGATCTAGATCTTGGAAACAATAGGTTAATAACGGGGTTGCAACATAGGTATTCATTTGTAATGAATGGTGTCCTAGAAAATGATCTACTACCAGAGGAAATTTTAGTTCTGATTCATCTAAATAATTGAGTAATTTTTGAGCACACTTCTTTGAAATTATATAACTATAAGTGCAGAAATGAAAAATAGGAATAGGGGTACTGCTAAACAATGTGTTTGGTTTGATAGTTGCCCAATACGAATTAACAGGATTTAGAACAGAAGAAAGTGCTGGTTTATTGGGAGGAAGAATTCCACCGAGGTAGAGCAGTTCTGCATCTTTGGGAATTGCATCTGCACATTGTTTCCAAATTTTTGTCCAATCAGGTACAAACCGCACATCGTCTTCTAACACCAAAAAGTAACCATCTTCTTCTTTTACAATATTTGACCAAATTGCAATATGGCTCATGTTGCATCCAATAACAGATTTCTTCCATCCAAAGTTATTCTTTTGAAACAAACTATAAATCTTAGATGACATGGATAGTGTTTTTCCATTTACCGCTGAAATACGTGTTGCAAATGATTCTAATGACGGTTCCGCTTTCAGAAGAGACTCCCATCGATCTTTACGTGTATCCAAATTTACAACATATGTTTTTACAATTTTTGCCGGTTGCACAGATGTTTCAGGTTTTACAAGTGCAAGAATCTTTTCACTCATTGTTTTGATAGTGCGTAATGCTTTGTCATGAAGCTCTTTATTCAAAATAGGAGTTGCTGCGAGTTGATTGCATCGATTAGAATCCGTTTCCAGCTGTTTAATTACCTCTAACACCTGTTCAGGTGATTGTAAATGAGATACATTTACAAATGAATTTGGTACAAAATCACTATCAGTGTTACTATCGCCCCAATAGATGGGAATGCATCCTGCCATTTTGGAATGCAACACTTTTTCTGTAATATAACCAGAAGCCTGAGAATTTTCAAAACTAATTGTAAATTTATGTTGTTTGAAAAAGTGATGTTTTGAAATATCACCGCATCCGCCACCTGGATAGAGAAGACTGAGTTGTCCTCCAATATTATTATACAATGCTCCTCCTGAATTTACCTTTTTATAATTATTTACTAGTTGAAATGTATTATTTCGAAGTTTGCAAATAGGATTGCTTACAACAAACCCACAGAATTGATGACGATCCTGCAATAAAGGAGTCGTTACTGCAAAATGAACAGGTAGTCGAATGGGATTATCAATGCAATTTTCAGGTAGTGTGGTCGCTGAAGAATTCCAATCAATAAACATCATCCAGGTTGGAATACGCATGTGAGTAGAATCTTCTTTTCTAGAAGAGGTTAGATACAGTGAAATAGAAGGATCCTCTGGAGTATTCCAATTTTCAGCTGTAAAAAAAACTTTTGGAATAGTGGAAGGAATCGTTTTCCAATTTTCACTGTAAGGACCGCAAATTAATACTGCTGGTGGAACCGTGCAATCTTTATAGTTCACACCCACTACATTTTTGTTAATAGTTTGTAAAGAATCCATAATAAAATTTGTATTATAGTTAAATCCTGGCCACATATCTGAAAAGGCTATATAGATTGATCTTGTTTCTACAATAAGTCCTGAAAGAAGAGATTCAACCGTTGTAAAAATACCTTTTTCTTTTATAGTAGTAATAAGCTGTTGTGCACCCTTTTGTGTTAGAATATATGCCTGTTTTGAAGTAGTTATCCAAACCATATCTGTATTTATTGAAACTGGTAGTATTTTATTCCAATCTAATGGAAGTTGAACACTATCTTCCATAATAAGATAGGGTTGTCCCACTGGATCATTGGCGCATTTCTCCCATAATCCAAGATGAGAAACAGCTTCTGCCATAGATGCTTTATTCCATTTAAAATCGTTAATGCGGAAGAGATGTGCAAGTTGTTGGGTAAGGGGAAGGGTTATTAAATCAGTTGCTGTCCATTTATAAGTGTTCTTGTACAAGGAGGGGTGAGACTCTTTGAATAGTTTGAGACGATCGGGTCGACGATCCAGATTAATTACAAAGGCTTCCCCAATACCAGGAGCGACTGGTACAAAAGGTTTGAAGTTGCCACGATGGACGTACAAAGGAGTTCCCCATGATTGGGCCCGTCGTAATGAATGATCGCAGTAGAAATCGTTGAGAGGAAGTCGAGGCGCTTTGCAACGGGAGGAAAGAATAGAAAGAATGGATTGATCATGGCGATGTCCAAAACAGACGCCTCCGTAGGGTTTCCACTTGTCTCCTTTAATCGACTCTGGATGATCTTTGGCAATTTGCAGAGCTTTTCCAAAGAGTTCAGACTGGTACCGACTTCCAACCGTATATCCACTGAGTCCAGCGGTAATTTGATGTTCTTTCAACTCTTGTACTGTTGTGGAGAGAATTCTACAGAATTCAGGGTGGCACCATCGTTCATTGCACTGCTCTTCATCATCCAGAAGAAAGACTTGCTTCTGATCCAATTGATTCCAAATGTTGGTTAAAGGGGCAGCAACATAGACACCAGCATCCAGATAGAGAATATTAGTATCTTTATCAGCTTTGGTACCAGCATCATGAAGAACCCATAGTTTCCAAGCAAAATGCTGAGGCTCCCAAAATCCTTCCCATGGTGAGAGATTGGTTGGAAGAACACGAATCTCCACTCCCTTTGGATATTGTTCAACTGGTACATCAGGCCATACATACAAAACTTTCGGGCATTCTTTTACAGACTCTAACAATAGTTTGGCGGATTCAATAAATTTTGCATTGGCGGTTGTAACAAATACTTTAGGGTTAGTCTTTACTTCAACTGGACGGATTACCAGTTGAGGAGAAACATGGGTAGGAGTAGTGGGAGAAGGAGGTGCAGTAGGAGTTGCGGTTGCAGCAGGAGCAGTTGTGAGAGTTGTTGCCCATTCACTTTCTGCAACGGTAATATCACGACGAAGAGCAATAGCTGCAACAGCTTTTACCAAGATTCCCATGGTAGCTTCACATTCTTTTCTCTTTTTAGCCGAAAGGGCTGGAATGGATTGCATTGCCTTGCAACGGGCCTCATCCATATCCAACTCTTTTAGCTGTTTTACCAAATCATCGCCATTTCCACACTTTCCTGCATGAAAGAAACCAGCTTCTTCAAAATCATTCATGACCAATGGATCACCCCAATAAATGGGAATGGCACCGGCTACTTTGGCATGAAACAACTTTTCCGTACAATATCCAGGACTCGAAGAATTTTCAAAAGCGATAACAAACTTGGAATTTTTATAATACTCAACTTTGATTCGTTCACCCCCTCCACCCCCTGCTCCTGCAGGGAGAGGACCTTCAGGTCGATTGCAAAACAATCGACCCGCTGCTTCTACCGGTTTGTATTGACTAATTAGTTGAAAGGCTGTATTCCGTAGAGGATTGCTAGGATTTGTGGCTACAAAGGAACAAAAGCGCTTCCAGGTGGAGGGAGTGGCCGTCAGACACTCTTCCAACTCTACTGGAATCGGATTTACAAACTTGGCTGGATCTTTTTTAAACCAATTGATTTCTGTCATCCAGAGAGGAAGGCGAATGTAGGGGGTTCCTCCCTGTTTAGGATATTCAAAACCAAGATTTAACAGAGTCTTATGATCAGTACGAGAAGAAGTATTTTCTCCAGTATAAAATATCTTTGGAATCTCTTTCCAAGTTGGTTTCTGATGGTCTGTTCCAAAAGGACCGTAGAAAATGATAGAAGGATCAATCTTGGTGATTTCTACTCTAAATCCATGAGTCTGTCCAGCCCAATTGAACAAATGATAGAAAAAGTTATACTCTGGTTGAAAGTTTTCCCACATATCTGCAAAGGCAATTTTTAGAATAGAGGTTGAAAGGGTAGGAATGGATTTTACAAGAGTTGCTGTAGTAAGAGCCTTTAGCGCTGTCTGAAGACCCTCTTGCACATTGGAACCTGCAGGACCAAACCGCTCTTGTAAGGTTCTCTTTCGAATTTGAATAGCTGTAGGATGAAAAAATCCTTTTCCACTTTCTGCATCCTGTTTCAATCGAATCCACGCCTCCTGTGCATCCTGAATTTGATTTAATTCGTAGTAATAAGTTCCTCCCATTGTTTTAGCAATTGCACAATTATGAATCATAGGAATTCCCAAATAAAGAGCATCGAGGAGAGTAGCTTTCAGAGGTCTCCACCGTTGATGGCAAATAAGAACCGTCTTATCACGTCGCATATCTGGAATACGTAGCCGTCCTACAAAATTTCCACTAATATCTGTCCCTAGATTACAATTTTTTACAACATTAGATTGAAAGAACTGACTTTTAGCAATTCCATCCCCATTATGAACCATCCAACGAACTTCATCTCCCTTTCCACGAATGGCACTTACAATATTCACAGGAAGAATTGCACTGCTTGAATTACTCATATTACTTTCAGTAATGCGGAGACACCAGGCCATAGTGGCAGGTGCACCGGTGGGAACTTTTGCATCAATCTCTTTTGCAGAATCAATCCATTCAGGAAGTTTTGTTTCCTTTTCATACACATCTAACGGGAGTGAATCCCACATAAATGGAATTTTTGTAACTTTTACACCCGATAGAAATTCCAAATACCGTGTATCATCTTCTTTGTAATGATTCCAGGTCCAAATACCATGAAGATTTGTAAACTCTCGTTTACTAGGATTGCACTGATAGACAGAGGATTCCATATCATGAAAAAGAGGTGGATAATGAGCAAAATGAATTGTTTTCTTCGCCACCTTCGGGCGATCTTGGGCAGGGACAGGCCATACCACTTCCACTAGCAGATCATAAGGAGTCTCGGGAATTGAAAAATGTTTACGAACAGGAACACTAGCTTCATATTCTTTGCAATCGATAAACCATAATTTTTCTCCAGAGGGTGCTAGGAGTTCTACGGTATGCCCTGCGGTGGCAAACGCTCGTGAAAGAGCTACCGCTACTTGCGTGATAGCTCCACTAAAATAACTATTTTCAAATCGCCCTGTGATGGCAACCCGCATGTTTCTTAGGAAATGGATTGCAATTGGTTTAGATAAACGTACCGTAAAGAATTAAAGTAAGCCCTGTCCAAAGGACAGGGCTTACTTTAATTCTTTTGGGACCGTAGTATTAAATTAAGCCCCTCCCCACAAGTGGGGAGGGGCTTAATTTAATACTTGGCGGTAAAACTAAAAATACATTGTAGAATGCTACGTCTAGCCAGTGCGTTTCTTACACTTGCTACAACTGTCCTAGCGGGGAACGGTCCAAGTGCCCTTTACAATGCGTTAAACGGTCAAACGTTCAATCCTCCCGGTTACACCCTTGTCCTGTATCAATCTTGTATGCAAAATCAAAATGCAGGAAATTCCTGTGGATCCTTCAGCACCTTTGAATCCTCTAACGGACTTTATACCAGTCAATTATATGGCCCTGCGGCTGCCTCTGGTAACTGCGCTAGAACCTTTCGTCTCTCCTTTGCCTGTGGTCCTACCGTTTCAATGAGTGGAGTGAATGAAAATCCTACTTGCGTCTATGCCGCCACTCTAACACACCCCTATGCGTGTGGCTTGGATATGACGGTAGGAAATGAAGCGGCTTCTGTCTCTCCTACTGCTCTTCCTCCTACTACAACAGGAACTCCTTCTGCAAATATGACACTAACCGCAACAGCTACTACGACTCTAACATTGACTTCCACTCCTACTATTACCAGTTCTACCAGTACAACTCTAGCTCCCTCTGCTACTTCAACTCCTCTGTTTGTAATCACTGCTTATCCTACCACTACTGCTACAATGACATTAACGGCTACAAGTACACCTTTGTTCATGATTACAGCGTGGCCCTCTTCTTCTCCAGTCAATGTATCCGCTACCTCCACTCCGTTATACTATATGACGGCCTATCCTTCTCACAACCCAAATAATGAATCGGGGTTGTTAGGAGGTTTATTGGCAAGTGCGCCTAGTTCAGTTGCAACTATCTTAGGAGGCGTAGCGGTAGGAATTGCAGGATTGGGAGCCATTGGATTTGCAGTAAACTATTTGAAAAAGGGAGGCACCTTGAAAGGATTGCTACAAATTGCTAAATCAAAACAAGGGGAAATGAAAGCCATGTTGCCTCCTTCTTTGAAAGCAAAAGTAGATCAGGTAGAAGCGGATCCTCGGTTTCAAACAGCTCTGCAGGTAGCTGAAGATCCTACTAAAGCTGTCCAAACTCTAACCTCTGCGCTGCCTCCTTCCGTACAGCAATTAGCTCATGCAGTGCCTCCTCAACTAGCACAGGTTCTTCTACCACAACTAACATCAGGAGTACCACCGCAGCTATCGCAGATTCTTCCTGCTCAGCTTACACATCATCCAGCGTACAGTGATGCACCGTTTGAAGCCTCTCCCACCCTCCATCAAGTTGTTACAGCTGTATCTAATTCAGCTCCTGTTGCAGAACCCTTAGCTCCTCAGATGGCTACCTTGGAAGTGAGTGCGGAACAGGTAGAAGCCATTCAAGCCTTTTTGGCGTCCAAAGGGGCGGCTCCCTGAACTAGTTTGAACGGTTGTAAAGAAAGTTTGGGAGGAGCAGCCTGTACAGGAGGAGGAAGAGGAAGAGGAGCTTCTGCAACATCTTCTATCGTTGCTTCCTCTACAGGTTTTCCTTCTCGTATATCTTTAATTTCCTCTTCTAACTTTTTTAATATATTGGCATTATTCTTTTCATAGATGTTTAATAATGATGCGAGTATATTTAATCCGATTCCTAGCCAAATTAAATAGGGTAAATTATATCCAGTCGCAACAGTGGTGGTAAGAATTCCTGCAGATTGGACTAAATGAAAAAAATAAATTAAAAAAAGATTACATTTATTTAAACAACTTCTACGGGAGATAAAATTTTTTAATTCATCCAATTGGTGATCATCCAGTAAAGTTTGAATCTGAATGGAAAGGATTGGTTTAGGGAGTAAGGCGGTGCTGCTCATTTCTACTCAATCATACGTTTTAAAAGGGGCTGCAATGAGGGCAGCAATGCGGATCCGTACATGTATGATACCAGCGCACCGTTTGCCAATGAAGGCATTCGTCACAAAAGCATGGAGCAAAGGTACGAGGGGCAAAGCCTTCCTTCAAATGCATATCATTTGCATATTCCATCGCTTTCTGAATCTTGAGGTGAGGGCCGAGTACAGTAATTGCCGCCCAAATGTTAGGATCAGGTGAATTATCATAGTATGTAGCTAATTGTGCAACCGTATGATCTTTACAGAAATTGTATGAAACACGAATAGCTTTTATTTTTGCATCTAGTAATGCCTCTTCACGCTTTTTTGTACATTCTTTAATGTATAGATCCCATTCTGCATCTGTAGGAGTAGCAAGAATTCGTTCCCATTCAGGTGAGTTTTCTGCAGGAATTCCTCCTGGCTGCGCCAGTAGTTCTTCTGCAACTTCCTCAATACGAAGGCCTAGCGATCCTTCATAAGCAGGATAGTAACGCCGATCTGTGTTTTTAGAAAGTAAATTTTGAAATTCTTTACGAGTCATATTTCTAGTAGAAGGATCAAAGACACGTTGCGCAATGAGTGCACGTGGACCCTCCATCTTATGAACTTCATCTGGGCGATATGTAGGAACTTTTGGAAGATAATCAAACCATAGGATTGAATACCCTCCTTTGGTATCGTCATATTTCGTGTCACCTCGAGGAGGGTCAAGTTTGTAGTGGCATACAGAATCAAATCGCATGGTTTGAAAAATACTCTAACCACTATAGAATACTCATTTTTTTAGATTTCTTCGTCACTCTCCACTTCTTCCTCCTCCTCTGTAGCTATTTTCTCTCCTCGCTTCGCAAGGGAAGGATGCAGTTTATTCCATTCTCTTGTAATACCACTTTTGATCTTTGTATCTAATTTCACAAGTGCTTCATCTCCTTCAAAGATAGTCTCTGTCAAAACCTCTAACATGTCATCTCGTGTTAGATGCAAGTCTTCTAATGTATTAACTATTTCTTTTGCTGGTTTTGGTTGAAAGAGTTTCATTCGTAAAAGCTCTTTGGCATCCAGGCAATCACTTCCCAATCGACGGGAAAGATCGCGATGCCATCTACGATGTTTCGCCCCTTTGGACTGTTTGCCCAACCAAGTGGGGAATAAATTCCACGGGGCGGGGCCTTCTGCCAAGGTGGCGGTAGCAACAACAGCTTGAACTGCATGAGGCATCAATTCCCACTGTTGGTTACGATATACTTTTGTATCCAGAAGATCGTAAAAGGTGTAAGCATCGGCTGCTGCACTACATGCTAGTATACTTGATTTAGAAGCAGCTGGATAAGCTTCTCCTACCATCAACGGAACCATTCCATAATCAATAAAGACTAATTCAGTTCGATAAGAAAGGGGAGCAGAGGAGTTGAAGAGTTTTCCAGCGGCTGAAAAGGCATCCAGTCGCAACAAATCATCTTTAGCAGCAGATCCTCGAAATTGTAAGAAATTGATTATACTTCTAACATCATTTCCATTCTGTTCTACTAAGGATTCTAGAGCTGGTAATTTGATAGGAAGTTTTAAAGGTTCTACCAGTTTTGTAAAGAGGGCTTTGGCAATGGTTGATTTTGTAGGTCTTGCCATTTTAAAGACCGTGCAAACGGAGGTGAGGGGTCGCATCTTTTGCGGATTTCCCTTCTCATTGGCAATGCAGATCACTGGGAATTTACAGGATGTTAGAGCCGTAGCAATCGCTGAAATGCCTCCACGATCTCCAGAACTCATTCCATCCACTTCATCCAAAATCATTACATATTTTTTATCAAAACTAGAAGTATTCGCTCCTAGGAAAAGTTTTTTTACGGCATTTGCCGATCGATCTTCACTGGCATTCACCTCGACAACCTCATATTTGCAGCGTTTGGCAATCAAATGAGCCAGAGTAGTTTTTCCAATCCCTGGGGGACCCGTTAAAAGAATAGGTTTTTCTTTGGATGCCCAGGTGGACAACCATTTATAAAGTTCTTCAATGGTTTCTTTATGGCCAATTACTTCCAACAGTTTTGTTGGTTTGTAAAGATCCACCCACAAGGCCATCTTGTTTTTCAGTTCTATTAAAAATAGAAAAGAAAATCATTTTTACTCACAGCAATGAAGAATACTGAGAAGATATATACTTTGCATTGATATATCCCAATGTATGGAGTTTATCGGTGGCCATACGGGCACGGTGTCCTGTATTGCAATAAGCTAGGATCCGAATATTTTTATCAGGATACTGTTTCGACATTTCTTTTTCTAAATCAGCACTTTGAATATGAACGGAATTGGGATAAAACCCAAGGGTACTGCGTTCTAGATCGGTTCGCACATCTAACACTAACTCAATCTGTTTTGTTTGCAGTAACTGCTTTGCTTCCGTGGAAGAGATGCGAAAGGGTGAATCGACTGCATATTGATAGGCAAAATAGGCAAAGACTCCAACAAGTATGATGCTAATTCCTAATAGGAGAAGGAGAGTAGAGCGTTTCATTTCTAGGGAGATAGATTATACTGCTAGGCCGGATAAGCAGGTGTATCCACTTGGAACATAGATGGTAGAACGTTGAATCAAATGCAAATTAGCATTTGTATTAAATCCAAAGGGGCAACCGACAGGATAGAGGTTAGTGAGTCCTTGGACCGGCAATCCATTGGTATCCGTGGCAGGATCGGCATTTGAATCATTGTTCCAGTTAGAACCATTGACACGCACCCACCAGCCGACACCATCGTGGAGGGCTACATCCACAATATCACCCACCAAACCATAGGCGGTAAGAGTGGAAGGAGTGGATAATTGAGAAATACTGTTGTAATAGAAAGTACCGTCTCCAGCTGCTCCAATACTGCTAACATCATTGCCTGGATAGTTTCCAAATTGCCCTGATCCTGAATCTTGTTTTCCATAATTCATTGTACTCATTCCCCATCCAACCACCACGCCATCATGATTGGTACCTCCTGATTCTTTTGTAATTTCAATCGAGTACATGACTTTCTGATTGGTGGAAATAAGTTGAGAAGCAATGCCTGAATTCTGTTTTCCAAATATTTGGTTGAGTCCAAGTCCATCTTCTGTAATTTGAAGTGCATCCCCTGAAATCACCCATACCATGGTAGTTTTAACACTGGAAGAAGCAGATGAATCAGATGAATTTCCATTGATATTGGTAGCAAATACTTTGAACGTGTAGTCGGTACTGGGAGACAATCCTGTCACGGTTCCTGGTGAACTTGAAAAGGTGGTTCCAAAGGTTGTGTAATTTGTACCATCTGTACTGTATTTTACCGTATAGGATGTGATAGCACTGCCTCCATTACTTGTAGGAGTCCAAGAGACAGAGGCTTGGTTGATTCCTGCTACGGCGCTGACAGCGGTGGGTGCATCAGGAACGGTGGAAGGAGTAATAGCACTAGACGCCGTACTGAGGACTGAATCGCCATCCAAATTATGGGCACTTACCTTGAAGGTATACGGAGTACCATTTGTAAGACCTGTAACAGTTCCACTAATTCCTGAAAACGGAGTACCAAAGGGTATATACGTTACACCATCGGTACTGTAGTTGGCAGTGTAATAGGTGATAGCAGCTCCACCATTATTTGCAGGAGCGGACCAGGTGAGATTCACTTGAGTATTTCCATGAGTTCCTTGCACATTGGTGGGAGCATTGGGGACGGTGGAAGGAGTGACACTCACAGTGGAGGAGGCCGTACCATCGCCCGATTGTGTTACTGCTTTCAGTGCAACTGTATAAGGAGTTCCATTGGTCAAACCGGTGATACTGAGGGGAGAGGTAGTTTGTACAGGACTGAAAGCTGTAAATGTATTACTGTTAAGAGAGTATTTATAATTGCTAATGGTTCCTCCGTTGGTTGCACCAGGGGTGAAGGCTACGGAGGCTGATTGATTGCCATGCGTAGCGACAAGGGATGTAGGAGCCGCTGCTGTTCCTGCCGGTGTAACAATTGTAGAAAGGGAGCTTGGAGAATTTCCTTGACTATTGGTTGCATACACACTAAAATTGTAAGAAGTTCCATTGGTGAGACCTGTGTAGGTGTAGGAGCTAAGTGTAGAACCGGCCAAACTAATGGAACTGTGTGCAGTGAGATTGGTGATGGTATAACTGCTGATGACGGCTCCACCGTTGGCCAAAGGAACATTCCAGGTGAGAAGAGCTTGTTGATTGGCAGCTGTAGCTTGGAGATTGGTGGGGGCATCCGACGGGCGCAAAGGATACACGGCTGCACCAAAGGGGTTATCACGTGAAAGGGCAATGGATCCATTGGAGGTCATGGTAAAGGCGTTACTACTTCCATCCACTAAAGGAGTTTCATAATTGGTATTGAGAAGAAGTGCTGTATAGTTATTACCGGTGCTGATATGTTCTGCAAAAGGAGATGTAAAAGAGGGAACTACCGTAGCATTATTCAAGGAAGAGACAAATGTAAATTTAGAAGTTTCATCTTTGAGAATACTGTAGGGAAGAGTAGTGAGTAAGAACTGGGTACTAGGGAGAACTGTGAGAGGTGTGCTAGGAGGAGTAAAGTTGCTGGTATAGACCGCAGTTCCAATCACTAACCGCATATTGGTCATAGTTCCTTCGTAATCAAAATCGTTTCTATTGGCGGCTCCTCCCAATGTAGTATAGGTGGAGGGAGTTTGAACATATCCAATTGTAGAAGTGCGGAATGTGTAGCTACTTACACCATTGTTATAGAATGTAATATTACTTCCATGACGAACGGCTGCAAGATGATACCAGGTATTGGTAGAAAGAGCAGGGCCGATACCACGATTAAAGGAGTTGTTATAGCCCCAATCTTGACCACCTGTAAAGGAGGAGGGACGGGAGGATACATTAATATAATTGGATCCGCCTAGATTGTTTTTCTGAATGCGTAACTGAGCAAAAATGGAACCTGTTCCATCTCCATTAATTACCGCTAACATTTGTTGATTGTTGTTATTGGGAAAGTTAAACCATGTTTCATAGGTCCAATCTTGTGTTCCAAAGGAGGAAACGGTAGCGGTAGGTGAGATATATCGTTCAGCTCCTCCTGTTAATTTCATACTCCCTGTTGGAATTGTATTCTGATTTATTCCTGTAATAGCTGCAATATTACTTGCGGATCCTTGTACGGCTGTAAGAGGTTGGGTAGGAACTGTAAAATTGGCATTGCTCGTGTTTGATCCTGAATACACATTCACACCATTTACAATGCGAAGATTGGTAATTAATCCTTTGAATGAATTTACTGGTGTAGGAGGATATGCACTTCCCATTAAAAACGTAGTCCAATTGGAAAGACCTTGGTAAATATTTATATTTCTATTTCCAAGATATTTACCATCATAGTACAAAGAATAACTGCTGATTAATCCTTGTGCGACTATGTGGTGCCATTGTCCATTTACAATCGAACTTGTCAATACAGGTAAGTCTCCTGCTGGATGTTGATTGTTACGTATATCCAAATAATAATCTGTATTATTGGTTTGAATATTAAACGAATTCATCGCATTATAATTATCAGAATCTCCCCAAAAACTAATTTCATTCTCATTTGGAAGGACTGTCATAGGTTTAGTTGTGCTAATAAAGGCTTCAATTGTAAAGGTATCAATATTGACGGGAAGGGTCCAATTACTGGTGAGACTGAGGTATCCTCCTTGGAATGCGATACTCCCTTTTGTAATGGTGGAAGCCTTCATATCCACGGGTAAAACAGCTGTTGCAGAGACTACTTCTGGGCCAACGGTGGGTGTCACTCCAACATAATAATAAGTGCTGGGATTGGGGATGATAGCAGGATTGAGAGAATTAGTGCTGAGATTGGCTGCAACAGACTGAAGAGTTCCTACCAAAGAGCGTGTACCAGGAACTACTGCTGAATTAGTAGAATAGTATCGAACTGTAACAGCGGTGCTGGGACCTGCTGACCAATAGCAACTCAAATCGGTACTATCTGTGGTTAGCTGATCTAACATTACATTTGTAATAGGGTTTGGCATTTGCAGTGCTGTAGCAGTACTGACATAGGGTTGACCCGTCTTATCTGCTGTAACATAGAAATAGACAGAAGGATAAGGAGTGTAATTAATTGTAAATGAGCTTGTACCATTATCAGTAACGATTGTACTAATAAGTCCACCACTACTGGGTGTAGCACTGTTTGTACTGTAATAGTTGAGCTGAATGGAGGAATTATAGGCAGTATTCCAGGATGCTGTAAGAGTAGTAGTATAGGAGGTGAGGGTGCTGAGGGTGATTGTACTAATAGGATTGACCATTTGTTGTGCATTGGAAGTAGTCACACTAGGAAAGCCGGTTGCATTTACTGTTGCATAATAATAAGCATTGGTGTAGGGTTGCACGGCCAAAGTGTAACTGCTGGTACCTGCTGGAACTGTAAGAGTACTGATAAGAGTTCCACCGGTTGTAACATTTGTACTTGTGCTATAATAGCTGAGACTAACACCAATACTGCTGAAAGGTGTCCAATTTGCAGAGAGTGATTGAGATTGAAAAGTGAGGGAGGAGAGACTGATAGCTGAAATGGGATTTGGAACTAGAATCGCTGTCTGGGGTGTTTTTGTATAGCTGGTGTTGGTAGAATAGGTAACACCAATATAATAATAGGATCCAGTGGAGGGAGTGAGACTGAGTATATTTGTAGATACGTTGGAATCATTGATATATTGGGGGGATCCAAAGGGAGTACCAGATCCTCCAGGAACTGTAGAACTGTTTGTAACATAATATTGCACGGTGGTGGGATACTTGAAACTGGGTGTCCAATAGGAGGCCAATGAGGTATCTCCTACAGAGATGGTACTGATGCGAAGACTGGTGTAGGTGGGGACGGAGACTTGTACTGAGGAGGTAGTAAGGGTAGATGCATTCGGACCTTGTACATCTGCGCTGTACCATGTATTGAATTGAAAATTGGTGTAGGCCAGACTAACGGTAGTAGAATATTGTGAAACAGTGATGGATGTGCTGAGAGATGTACGCCCTCCAACATTGGAGGTTGAATTGGAGTAGAATTGGACTGTGGCATCGGTTGCAGCATCCACTGTCCACCGTGTGGTAAGTTGATTACTATAAATACCCACATTGGACATAAGTGCTGTTTTAATAGCCTGATTAGGAAATTGTAGAGCGGCTGGGCTGGTATAAATGGTTCCTCCCACAAAACTTACACCGGTATAATAATAATTTCCATGTGTGAGAGTGAGTGATTCGGTGAGAGATAGAGTAGGAGATGGTACCAGATAGGGACTATTGGGAAGAAGTGTTCCACCGGATGCAGTTGAGTTACTGGTTTCGTAGAAATAGACATTTACATCCTTTCCATCAGGAGCTTCTCCCCATGTAGCGGTTAAGGTGGTGGCCGTCACCAAGGGTTGTGTAATGTTTACGGATGTAATAACAGGAGTAAATACAGTTAAATAGGTACTTACATTTTGAAGAACTTCGTTGGAAGTGAGAGCGCGACTGTAAATGAGAACTTGGCCAATTTCACCGGTAACGTAGTCAGGGAGGTCCCAGCGTCGTCCAATTCGATAATAATTATTATGATTGGTGCCAGTGCCCCCTACGGCACGTAGGGCTCCATATGCAAATCCATCCACATAGGTACGATAATTGCTTCCATCGCAGGTGACGGCCAAGTTATGCCATTCTTGTTGCGCAGGAAACTTGTACTGAGCTCCCACGGACCAACCCCCACTGAAACTTCCTCCTGCAAATGTAGTTGTACTGATTCCACCATATCCTGAAAAAATAGCCATATTCACTGTATTATTGTAAGCTCCATCAAATTGTTCGCTTACAATACAAGCACCCTCTGGCATTGTATCTTGTTGTTGTTTGTACCAGACTTGCATTGTCCAATCCGATTGACTTCCAATGCCTTCCACGCCGATCGGCGGGAATCTCCAATTGGTAGCCCCATCTAACACAATTCCGTTATTGTTTGAATTAATGGTGGCGGTACCATTTTCAATGACGGCATCGTAGTGGTTGCTGGTACGATCATACCAAGTGCCGTTGCCAGTGTATGATTCAGCAGTCAGATACACAAGTAGATTACTTGCAACAACTTTAGGAATCGTGATAGAAGAGGTAAATGCGGGAGCACTATAGCCAGGATCATTAATAGCATAGACTTGAAATGTATAGGCGGAATTAGAATTCAACCCGTGAATATTTCTGTTAGAGTCGTATCCATGGGCTGAGTATTGAATGATTGGATCGGTATTGCAATCACTCACAGCATGGATGGTATACCAATTGACAGGAACACCTCCGTTGTAGAGGGGGGCTGTCCATAGTACGGTAGCATCTGATAGACCGATTGATTTTGCTAATACATTGGTAGGAGCATCTGGTCGGAAGCCAGGTGCTACTGTACGATAGGTAGCTGCTGATCCTACACCATTTGCATTGGAGGCTGCAATGGTAAAGGTATAGTTTATTCCATTTGTTAAACTTGATAGAATCACGTTAGAGGTATTAGAATCGTATGAATTGGAAATGGAAGCTGCACTACAGGCAAGAATATACGATGTAACTGGTCCGGTGGTAGGGGCTGCCCACCAGAAGTTGATTTGTTGATCCCCTGGTTGGGGACGAATATGAAGGAGGGGGATGGATGGGACTGACATCTTACTCTTATTATAGGAAATACTAATAGAATTTTCTATAATACTATATGAAAATAAATGGTTCTATACTGGTTTGGCAGTTAGATTTGTTGATTTTGATCCTAGCATTTCATTCCATCGTGTATGGTTGTCTGGATTATGGATGGAGAATCGCCAAGTAAGTTGTTTTACTTGTGAAGCATAGGAATATTTATTGGCATCGTGATCTTTAATGACGGTGGCTATTTTATCAGCTCCTTGTTCAAAATTGCCACCTTCGTAGTAATATCCATATTCTTGAAATCGTTTCACATTGTGAATGACCGGGTAGCCCATATGCATAAATTCCAAAAAGGAATAGTTGTATTCATTATTCCACTGATGTTGCACTACGATTGCATGGGGAACTGCTTTCATGAGGTTGACCACGTTGGCACGAGGAACCAACTTTAGTTTTCCCACTTTGGCCACTTCCAAATACGGCAGAATATTCTCCTTAAAATATGTATTTTCTAGAAGTTTAGCTCCATTGATGACGATAATTTCACCTACGAGAGACGGAGAGCGACGTTGAAAAGCTTCTACAATCAGGATGGGGATGAGAGAACATTTTTGAAAAGAAATATTGGGTTCCATGATGAGAAAGGGGCGTTGCGAAGGAACATCCTCTGAATTATATTTGGTTCCTGTTTCTTCAATAAACATGGGATCCCATACATAAGGAGCAATGCGTGTCTTTCCTAGAATATTGTTGACAGAAGAGGCATAATCGGTATGAAAATCATAATGGGGGCTGACCCAAATCTCATCTAATTCTCCAGCAATATGGTGACTAAAGTTCATACCACGGTAAAAGGTGATGGTTTCAATATCAATATTCAAAATATTTCCAAGATAGACTTTGATTGTTTTAGCACCGATAGAACGAAAAAACTTTCGGATGCTTGGATCGCAGGACATAGCCATTTCAATATAGGCTACAATTCCAAAGGGTTTTGCCACATATTCAGGAAAATCTAACATTCTGTATTTCTTGTGGACTTTAGCATCTACATGATTTTTATTGTTTTCTACCAACATCCAAGGTTCGTAGCCCATAGCTTCCAACATACAATAGACAATGTAGACATTTTGGAAGAGACCGTTTGCAAAGATATGCTCATCCGGAATTTTTACAGAAGTAATGATAACTTTAGGACGACCGGTCGAACCAATTAACTTGGAAGGCGTCGGAGACGGGATGGGTTGAAACAGAGATCCACTCAAATCTCCCAATCGTGGAAAGGTTGCCATTTATCCATTCGTTGGTTTTAATGCTTTATGTTTTACCTTACTAGGGGAAATGTACGAGTGGCTAGTCTTTGCCAGTGAAGTTGTTTTATCAGCCTATCCTATTTTGATTAAGCAGACGGATGCATCGATTTTTACACAGGTAGGATTTCGGATGGCTATCTTTTCAATGGCCGCTATGGGGATGGCATTGGCCATGGGACAATCTCTAACAAATCTCTCTCCCTTGATTTTATTAGCAGGAGGATTGTTAAATTTGATTCATGTAGGAGCTAGTTATAAAGCTTTTTCAACTCTTACAGCTGGTAATGCAATGGCCTTGTTTTATACGTATCCTGTAATGAATTTGATAGCGGCTTCTGTAGCCTTGGGAGAGAAGATCGAACCTCTTACATGGGTCTGGATGGTGGTGGCGTTGGTAGGGGCGGTGATGATAGCGCAACCATCAGAAGTAGGATGGAATCTGGTAGGAGTGGCAGCTGCATTGTTAGCAGCTGCAACGGAGACTGGAATTTATATGTGGTTTCGTGATCTTCCCAAACAGACGTTGCCTTGGAAACGGATGTTAGAATTGTATGGAGGCTCTTTCTTGTTGTGGGGAGGATTAGCCTTGAGTGGAGTATGGAAAGGGGGAGCGGGTCCCCTAACATTTACGTCAGGGTTGGCTATGGTTTTATTCAATCTATTTATTGGGTTTGTAGGGTATGGAATACGATTTTTTACCATTCCAAATGTTTCTACGGTGGCTTTTTCAGCTTTGAGCTTTTTTGGCATCGTAGCAGCTTATATATTTGGATGGATTTTTGAAGGTGAAAAACCGTCTTGGTTGGCCATGGGAGGAGCGGCTGCTATCATCTTGGCCAATTCACAGTTGCTAGGGAAGGCTGAGAGTGTATGAAAAAAAGAAAAAGAATGTCTTTTCCCCCCAGCAACAATCTGTCCGCTGAGTCTGTTATAACGCCTTTCAATGCAGGGGACTCTGTGTGGAAGAGCCCCGTGAGTATTACGGGAATCTTACGCACCATCTTTCGCGAGTCTTTTCCGTTTATTAATTTAGCCTGTCATGGATCCACAAGAAGGGTAACCTTGAGGGATATTACCATTATTACTGGTAAATTAGACATTGTTGACAAATTATACGCACGTCAGACGGGTAGCAACACATGCTCACCATCTTCTTCTCCATTGTGAAAAAGGGATTTCAATTTTATTCGAAGGTGGACAGCGAAGCTGTCCACCTAGGAATACTATTTCAAACGACTAATTTCCAGCCCCAAAGGGGCTGGAAATTAGACGATTTCAATTTTATTCGTAGATCCCCTGAGCGCTTCGCGCTCAGGGGATCCACAAATAAAGTTTCAAACGAGAATAAAACCACCCTTTGGGTGGTTTTATTCACGATTTCAATTTTATTCGAAAACAGGGGGGCTCCGCCCCCCTGTGCTTGAAAAAAGTTTCAAACGACTAATTTTCAGCCCCTTTGGGGCTGAAAATTAGACGATTTCAATTTTATTCGTAGATCCCCTGAGCGCTTCGCGCTCAGGGGATCCACAAATAAAGTTTCAAACGAGAATAAAACCACCCAAAGGGTGGTTTTATTCACGATTTCAGTTTTATTCGAAAACAAGAAGGAGCGGCTTTGCCGCTCCTTCTTGTCCACGATAAATAATTCCTGGAAAAGAACAGGGCCGCAAAGCGGCCCTGTTCTTTGTAGCAATTTTATTCAACTAATTAAAAAACGCAAAAAACACCCATTCATCTCTCGTACCAATTGGATGCGTCTGCATGTGCATGACGCTGTTGGAAGAGGAGAGATACCACAAACCAGAGAGTCGCCGCCGCAGCAGGACCTTCCTTAGTGGACCAGTAAATCCGTTTGAGTCTGGACAATCGCCATCCCCTCGTTAATCCCTGAAGTCTGGTAGAAATAACGGTTGGGTTACACCCAGCATTAGTTTCTTTCGCTATTTTATCTGCTATGCTTCAATCGAGCAAGGGCAAACCTGGGTAGGAACAGGATGGAGTCGTTACTTCCACCATCTTCTTCTTTATATGAAAAATATGATTTCAATTTTATTCGAGAACAAGAAGGAGCGGCTTTGCCGCTCCTCCTTGTCCACGATAAAAAATTCCTGGAAAAGAACAGGGCCGCTTTGCGGCCCTGTTCTTTCTAGCAATTTTATTCGAGAATCCTTAGTTCTTTGCAATTTTATTCGGTAGTAAATGCAGCAATATACCTTTGCTACCGTTAAGAATTAAATTAAGCCCTGTCCTTTGGACAGGGCTTAATTTAATTCTTACGGAACCGTGATATTAAATTAAGCCCCTCCCCACAAGTGGGGAGGGGCTTAATTTAATATTTGGCGGTACCAGTAGAATGAGTACAACCCGAAATGGAGGATTGTTAGAATTAGTATCACGAGGGAAGAAAGACACTTACTTTACCCATGATGCCAAACGATCTTTATTTAACGGATTGTACAGCAAATGTGCATCTTTTACGGAGGAGATATATGTAACGCAGCCTCGCAATGCAGGAGCTTTTGGTAATTGGGTGGAATTTCCGATTGAACATCGTGGAGATTTAATTCGCGATCTTAAGCTACGCCTTACATTGCCCACCTGGCTCCCTTCAGCAGCTGCTGCAGCAAATCCAACAGGATTAGTTACTTTATTGGATGGGTCTACGTTAGGGTATGTGAATGGAGTAGGGTATTATGCATTGGAGAGGATACAATTATACAATGATCAGATTTTGATACAGGAGTTATGGGGGGAAGAGTTGGCGTGGAGACAGGCGCAACTCTCATCCGATGTGCAAACGGTAGCGCTTGGATCTTCCATTGGATTTCGGTATGAGAGTGTGTTAGCGGTTGGACGATCTGCAACACCTCCCACCTACTATATTCCCATTCCAATTGCTGAATCGCCTGGGTTGCCATTGATAGCTTTATCAGGGACGCGTCTTCGATTGCGAGTCTTGATACGACCGTTAGAGGAGTTGATTGTTTCCAGTGCTGGAACAAAGTTCCAGCCTCCCTGGGGCCTTGAACTTTCTGTTCAGGCTACCAAGAATGGACCGATAGATACCTCGCAAGTCATTTTAGCGAGGGATCAAATTGCAGCTCCTGGAATAAGTTTAGAAGCGGTGCAGGTGTATGTTCCCAAGGATATTCGATTATGGTTAAAATCTCGTTCCTGGCAAATTCCTATTGTTCAAATGCAGCAACAGTTAATTACATTAGAAGACAATCAATTTAATTTAGCCACTACAACAACTGTAACCCTTCCTTTACGATTGGATTTAATTGGAGCTATGACGCAACTCTTATTTGCTGTGCAATCACAAGGTTCTATCATGAGTAATTTGTTGAATGTGTATACGGCTGCGGATGCTTCTCCGTTTCTAACATCGGTGCGATTAAATATTGCGAATATTGACCGAGTGCAATCTCTTTCTACGGATGTTTATAAATATATTATACCGTATTGGAAACATGTTCGAACCAATTTGGATGAAATTTATACGATGTCGTTTGGAGGGGTGGAGGAGAAGCAACCCGCAGGGACGCTGAATGTAACTCGTGCTACTCGGCCTGTTTTTTACATTACATTAAATTCTATTCCGTATGATTTTAGAAGTAAAAATCGTACAGCCTATTTAAAAATTTATGGACAATCGTGGAATGTGTTGGAAATTGAAAATGGTCTTTGCAAAGTAATGTTTGCCGAGTAATTTATGGTTCCACAAATAAATTATTTTTGAATCTACATTGTAGTGTACCTTCTATATCTCCTACAAATCGTATATTCAGAATATCTGCATTGTGTAAAGTAGCATTATAAGTAGATTCTTCCATTGGACATTTTCCAGTTAGCTTACATATACCATATATAATCATATCAAATAACGGATCACTTATTCCATTAAATAAAGACCAATTATAGATACCTTGTTTATGATGTTTTTGATGATTTTTTGGTGATAAAAATATATGATTACTACTTAACATATCAATAAACCATGGAACATATCGATTATGTAATTTTTCATGAGCATATTTATGAGCAAAGGGGCATGTGAGGATAAATAAAATTGTACTATAAAGAAAAATTTTAAGAGTTGGATTTGTTACAAAATATCTAACAATGAATATTGGAATTGTATAAAGTATTACAACTGTTGTAAGAAGTGTTATATCGGAGATATCTTTCCAATTGGATGGAAATATATGATGACATGATGAATACCCATAGGTTGTATCAACAATAATATGATTATCTTTTATAGGATATTTAGTATATGTAAATGCACTATCTACATAATAGCAATGAAATATAGCAGTTATTAAATCAGCGACGTAAAATCCTGCAATAAAGAGACATGTGATTATAAAATAATTTGTTAGTTTATTAATTGCTAAAAATAGATCATAGAATACAATAAAAAGAATAATTGGAACAAATAGAGTAAATAAATATACAAAATTATTTGAAAATATCCATTCTTTTTTTGAAAAGAATCCTTTATCTTTAAAACTAGAAAATGATTTACTCATCTACTATTATATAATAGTCTTATTTTCTACGACGGCCTCCTACGAGAGGAGGAATGATTGATGCAGTTGGAGCTCCTACAGGATTTACAAAGTAAGCGTAATAGGGATAATAGAATCCGCTAAAGAAGAAGGCTAGAATGGACCATAAAAAGGTACTGGAGGATCCAACAGAGGTGTTGTAGGCGTAGGATAGTTTAGCTGCGCCGTAGGAATAGACAAAGGAAAATACTAGAAAGAATCCAACGACTGTAACGAGGTAGGTACCAACTGCAGCAATTGTACCAGGAAGGTTAGAAGCAGCTGATGTAAATAATTCTACCGCGTTCATTCTCTACTTAAGCCAACTTAAAATGAATAGTTAAAATGAGTTCTGGCGACAGCATTGTAGATTCTGTGATTCGAAAGTTTTTGGAACGATCGGCAGTCGGGCAAAAGAAATATGGAGTAACACTTGATCGTAAAGATTTAAAAGTGTTAGAGTGGATTACTCATGCACAGGAAGAATTGATGGATGGTATTTTGTATTTAGAGAAGTTGAAACACGAGGTTAGAACCACACCTATAAAAGGATCTCCTGAATAGAGATGAGTAGGACCCAATATCCATTTAATGCCAGTTGGTACAAATATAAAACACCGGCGGAGATTAATATTCTTCGACGGCAGTGGAATATGTTTGAAACTGTAGAAAATTTTGATTTTCAGGTATTGCAGCGACGAAATGCAGGATATTTAGCAATGAAATGGTATGTGTTTTTACAGTCAAGTGATTTAGTTGATTACAATCGAGGAAGGACCTTGCACACAGCTCAATATCCTGGTATTCGTTTTACACCCGAACGAGATCAATTTATTCAACCAAGTACAATTCTTAGTAAAGTTGGATACGAATATTCTCAACCATCCAGTGGGCTTTTACTCAGTACATCTATGACGGAAGGAGAACGAATTAAAAAGAGTGGAGATATGTCTATGTATATACAGGTGAGTACATTTAATGCAACTCACAAGTATAAATGGACGTTTACTTCGGAGGAGGAGCGGGTATCGTATGAGAAGATAGCGCAATCGCTAAGGCCTCTTTAAGATCTGGTCGAAATTTCACACAAGCTCCTGCCAAACATCCATCCGATTTACTTCGCATTTGTTTATCATTGCATTCTTCCAGGACTCCTACATAAAGGGGTGCTGTTGGATTGTAGGTGTAAACATATCCTTTCACCGGTTCAATCAAATAAACGGTTCCTTGTACACTCGCGCGAATTAACTGAATCGTTGCCATTTTTAACTTTTAGATCCCCCTAGGGAGAAAGGGTATCATTTTTTTAAGCATATTTTGCAACGACTCCAAGGGTGATTGCAAGAAGTGCAGTTATGATGGATGCATAGGTACCTCCGATAAAATAGGTTAGAAATGAAAAAAAGAAAATCACTACAAAGGGGATCAAGGCTATCCACCCATTTGAATAATATAGTTCACTTGTTTCATCGGGAACAAATAGAAGTTGTTGATAAGAGAGAAAGGATGCAAAGATTGCAGTAAGTAATAAAATTCCAAAAAGAATAAATGGAAGAATCGATACAATGGTATTTGCATTTGGTAAATAGAATGTATAATAGGGTACCGAAGGTTTTAATGAATTCATTCCTACTAATAAGAATAGAATGTTTAATTCTAGAAACCATTAATTTCAATCATTAGGATTTTCGATTAAAATTGAAAAATCTTTATTTTCTCTATTCTATATTATAAATAAAAACAAGATGAGCATTTCTAAAGCCGACTTTGACGCACTGAAAGCAACTATGACGACCACTCAGAGTCGCCTAACGGTTCTTGAGGCCGAGAATAGTGTTTTGAAGGCGCAGATTGCCGAACTGAAGGTTACTCCCGTTTCTAAAAAGGGAAAGGGAGGATCTACGAAGGCAGTTCCCACTGCTGCACAGGTCAAATCCAAAGAAGTGAGCAAGGCGTGGAATCAATATTGTCTAGAACATTATACTGCAGAATATTCAGAGGCGTATAAGACGCTTGAAGATGATTGCAAAAAGGCAGACGATGACAAGAAGGCGGAAACGGGTACCAATCGTACCCTGCTTCCTCTTATGAAGTCTCGTCATGCCAAGTCCTTTGCAAGTTCTATGCAAAAGGTTCATGCAAGTGATTATGCCGCGTGGAGGGCCCTTCATGCTCCCGCTTCCGCTCTTGTGGAAGAGGAATCTGCTGCGGAGGGATCCGCTGCGGAGTCCGATGCAGCGCCTCCTGCAGAGGAGGTAAAGAAGCCCAAGGCCTCTCCCAAGCCCAAGACTTCTGTGAAGTCCAAGGCGACCCCTGCTCCTGAAGAAGAGCACGTAGAGGAACCCGTCGCAGTCCCTGCTTCCGCAGGTTCTCGCAAGGTCATTCCCAAGTCGAAGGCTGCAAAGTAAATTTAATTGATTCGTCCTTTGAAAAGAATTTAATAATTTTTAATTGTAGGGGGATGAGCTTCGGCTATATAGTGGATCCCCGTAGGGGATCCACTATATAGCCTCACTGATTCTAATAAAGAGAAAGATTTTGCTTCGCAAAATCTTTCTCTTTATTAGAATGAGCTTCGCGTATAAAACGAGTCGCTTTGCGACTCGTTTTATACGCTCACTGATTCTAAAGATGGTGAAGATAAATCGCGAAGCGATTTATCTTCACCCTGTTTAGAATGAGTTTCGGCTATAATTTGGATCCCCTTTGGGGATCCAAATTATAGCCTCACTGATTCTAATAAAGAGAAAGATTTTGCTTTGCAAAATCTTTCTCTTTATTAGAATGAGTTTCACCCATACTTTGGGTTGCAAAGCAACCCAAAGTATGGGTTCACTGATTCTACATATAACCCAGAGAATTTGCTTCGCAAATTCTCTGGGTTATATGTAGAATGAGCTTCGCGTATAAAACGAGTCGCTTTGCGACTCGTTTTATACGCTCACTGATTCTAAAGATGGTGAAGATAAATCGCGAAGCGATTTATCTTCACCCTGTTTAGAATGAGCTTCGGCTATAATTTGAACCCCTTTGGGGTTCAAATTATAGCCTCGCTGATTCTACTATGGTTAAAAATTAAATTCCGCCAAAGGCGGAATTTAATTTTTAACCATAGTAGAATGAGTTTCACCCATACTTTGGGTTGCTTTGCAACCCAAAGTATGGGTTCACTGATTCTAGATATAGCACAGAAAATTTGCTTTGCAAATTTTCTGTGCTATATCTAGAATGAGTTTCGCGTATAAAACGAGTCGCAAAGCGACTCGTTTTATACGCTCACTGATTCTAAACAGGGAGAAGATAAATCGCAAAGCGATTTATCTTCTCCCTGTTTAGAATGAGTTTCACAACGCTCCAAACATTACGAAAAGTAGAACAAAACAAGGAATATGATAAATTAATGATACGATCTCTTAATTTTCGTACTGATACCAATAACCCTATTCCGGCAAATCAAGTTCTTTTTGCTGATGGACGGGGGGGAACCTTTTGGAACGATATTCCAGGGTTTACTTCCACCGTCTTACGATCCTACAATTCCATGAGTTTCTCTTCAGGTACAACTGTATTTAGTACAGTCGCTTCCAATGTCTACAACACCTTTCAATTTGAAGCAGGAGCCGGTATTGATTTTTTTAGTAATGTCGACGGATCTGTTGTGATCTATGCGAATGGAACGGTTGGAGGGCCTACAGGAGCTACCGGTGAGATAGGTCCTACAGGGGAGATTGGAGTTACAGGTCCTACTGGATATGGTGCTACCGGTGAAGTGGGTGCACCAGGAGACCGAGGTCCCACCGGTGCTATAGGAGTCACGGGTCCCACTGGCTACGGTGCCACCGGCTTCACTGGTAGCATCGGTGCACCAGGAGACCGAGGTCCCACCGGTGCACAAGGAGCAACCGGTAGTGTAGGATCACCAGGGGACGAAGGTCCTACCGGTTCTACTGGTGCTGCAGGAGGCATTGGAGCGCCAGGAGATCGTGGCCCCACTGGTTTTACCGGTGGTGTGGGTGCACCAGGGGATCGTGGTCCCACCGGTTTAATGGGTCCTACTGGTGCTAGTCTATTAGATTCTACATTAACCATGTCTTCCATCTTTACTGATTTTTTAAATGTAAGTACTCTTGTATTCAGTACCGCAATGGGAAATTGTATAATGGCTTCTACAGTCATTGCAAGTAGCATCAGTACAAATTATATAGAAGCTGGGTTGGCCAACTTCCTTTCCAGTTTTGCAAATTCCATGGTCATTAGCTCTCTAACAGTGAGTAGTATCAATATTAGCACAAGTGGTGGGGGAGGAGGTCCTGAAATCAATACCTCTTCCATCAATGTTGGAAATCTAAACTTTAGTACTGCGATTGGATCCACCTTACACGTCAGTTCCATCTTTGTCAATACAGTTCAAGTAGGAATTGAAAGTGGCTTTGGTGGATTTGTTCATGTCGGTGGTGAAATTCGTACCTCTTCCTTCTACACTTCTACCATCATGGGAGATGTCAGTCCCATCTTTACATTTGATACATCCACTAACTTTGTAGGAATCAATCTCGGTACATCCAGTCCTAGTGTTGCTCTTGAAGTGAATGGTATTGTCTATGCAGAACAAGTCTTAACCTATTCTGATTTTCAGTTAAAAGATCATATTACACCGGCTCACTATGGGTTTGAGTTGCTGCCTTCGTTACAGGCGCAACGATTTACTTGGAAAAATAGCGGAAAGGAAGATATGGGATTAATTGCACAACAGGTCGAAACGTATCTGCCCGAATGCGTTCTTACCGATCGCAATGGAATCAAATTGGTAAATTATCCAAAACTGATTCCAGTGGCCTTTGATTTGATTGAACGGTTAGCTTCTAGGGTAAGTACGTTGGAAGGAAACTCTGTTAGGGACCTGTAATATAGACATCCTTAAAGGGAGTTAATTCAGATGTTAGAGGGCTGACTGAATACCCGTAGGTAGCAGCAAAGGACAACCATCCTGGTAAATTGAACCAAGTAATCCCCCCTCTCACATTGGTTGGATCCAATGATTTGAGTTTATTAAAGTATCTAGAATCCCAATAGGCCGCTGGATCACTAGTATCTCGTGTGGTGCAGGAGATAAAGGATGTAAGAGGGGGTGGAATTCTATCAATGGCGTAGACGGTTTGTGCGGTTCCATAGCCGTTGCCACTTCCTTCCCATAAAACGGGTGAGAGTCGGTATAAGTTGCTCATTCTACTATCTTTAAAATAATTTTTAAGATACTAGACATTGGATAGAATTATTATTTACGATTATTGCGACGGCGGCGAGATTTACGAAAACCACCAACAGCTGCACCACCACCTGCACCACCAACGGGTAGGTCTTTTTGAAGTCGTCCATCTTCGTGCATATAGGCAACTGTAGGACCTGTAGTTCCTTTTTTAACGAGTGCCGACCAACCAGCAGGAAGTTCAACACGAACAGGTGCTTTTGATGGCACTCGTTCTAATTGGTCAGATGGACCGGCATAGGTGTCTTCGTCTTCTATAACTATGCTAATATTGCCTTCAAAACCAAGTATTTCTGCTGCACGACCACTATATACCATTCCTGTGTGACGGACCCCGTCTATAAGAAAACTACCTCGCCCACTTACTGCCAAATCAAATAATTTAAGTTTCATTCTCTCATCTGTAATCTTTACAAAACCAATTTTATATCCATCTGGAAGTACATAGGGAGCTACTGCCGCCATTTATACTAAGGATGAATAATTTACGCATACGGACCTGAAGGATATTGGAGAGCATTTTTAGCCTGATCTACACGGGGAGTGACCATGCGATCATAGCGAGTAGGATTGAAAAATAATCTGCTAGAGCGCCAAGCAGCCGCTTTATCATCGGCTTCCCTGCATCCAGCGGCTCCCCCTTGGGGGGGCTGGGGTCTTGGGTAATGAGTCTTGAGAGGGGTAGCACGGAGAGGAGCTTGTTTGTATAGATCGGGATTGGTGGGAATGTAACGACGTTGGGGGCACCGTGTCAACTCTTCATCCAATCGAAACAAATCACTTTCACGTTGTACATTCTCCTTGTATTGTTCATAGGGCATGGAGATGGAAGGGGCACCTCCTGGAAAAAGAGGGACCTGACCTTGTCCAGCGGTCAGTTCAAAGGGGCTGTAACGAGTACAATTTTTAACAGAAGATCTTGGATCTTCCGCTAACGTGGGACGTTCAATGGCCTTGGGGGGCAAGATGTGACGAGTCACAGCCGTAGGATCCCAATGCCACAAAGGGCAGACAGGTCCTTTTGAAGGATCTTGCATATTTTGACGGCTTTCCGTAATATTTCTTTCGGCCATGCGATCTACGCTCATTTCTATCTAGTAAAAAGAGATTATGAATGATGAATGGAAGAGAGACCGTAACATTTTATACATTTTTCAAGAAAGAGCTGACATCCTTCACAGGGTTTGCTACTGAGAAATTCCCCATTCTTTCCAAGACGAATTACCACTAACGTAGCATCTTTTAACTTGGATAGATCGCCGATTTCTTTTACAACGGCTCGTTCAGCATGAATCATGTATTCGGAATAACCGACTCCACGACTTCGGGATCCAATTTGATTAGTAGCAACTGCCAACAACTTTCCACGTAGAAATAAGAATGCTATGTGAAAATGTGTAGTATGTTTTTGTGTAGGAGAGTGAATGGAAAGGTAGTCTTGAATGGCCACCCGCCACCTCATTTTGGAATTATAATTACAAATAGATTTAAATAGGATTATAGAATCATTTTTTCCCATGAATCGAATGGATAAACTCGCAAACCTTGGCTGTATCATTAGATTTAAATTCAAAAACAATTTTCTTAGGTGTAATGACTAAAAAGGTAGGAAAGGATTTTATATTGCAGTATCCAGGGGTATAGTCATTGACGACGTAGTCACATTTCCAAAGAGGAAGATCGTAGAGGGAGGCGATGCGATCAAGGGCGGTTAGATCGAGAGCTTTGCAGGGGCCGCACCAAGCCGCTGTAAAATAGATGAGCAGGGCACCATCGCCGGGACGTTGACCAGTTGGACATTTGGTACCAATGACCCAATTCCAACGTTCTTCGAACTGGGCTTGATCCGTTAACTCAAACATTCCTATACTTGCCGTCGTATAAAATCGTAGAGTCCTTTTGCACCACCAGCTAACAAGAGAGCTGCTATAGAACCAGCTAAGACAGGGCCTAGACCGGATCCTTCGGATCGACCTCCTCCTACCTGAGTCTCTCTTGGTAGGGGGGGAATCGGAGGCATGGTTGGTACTGGAGGTATGGTTGGTGCGGATTGAGCGGCCAGGGTAGCCAATCGTCCAGGATCGGTAGCTGCCTGAAGAGCGCTGGAAGCTCCTCCTAAAATTTGTTCGCCATCTTGTTTCATTTGGGTAGCAAGTGCAGCACCTGATTTTCCAATTGTAAAGAGGGGTTTGAATAAATCAAAAAGTTCTTGAAAAATTCCAGATCCAGGTAAAAAGGAAAAGAGAGAAAAGGAGGGGACTAAACTTTTCAACCATTCTGTAAATGTGAGTTGTGTAGGAAGGTCGGTAGCAGGTCGAACTTCAAACAACTCTTTTGCTTTAATGGGATCAAATAAAAAGGAATAAGGAAGAGGGGATGAAATTCCTTCTGTCATGATTGTTCGCATTGTAAAGACAGCGTGGAACCAGTCATAGGCAACCCAAGCCCATCCAAATAAAAATAGAAAAATATTAAAACAACTGATTAGTTTTAGAATTCCTTGGCCATATTCTCCAAGATAAAATTTATCAGCGCCCAAACATCCAAAAAAGGTTAAAATGGTATACAAGATATAATCTTTTTGAGCCATAAACTTATCTTCTGGTTTTGCAAACACACCGCGACCAATTCCTTTTACCCAATCAAACGGAGAATTTAATCCTTCTCGTTTGATCCTATCTCCATCACTAAAAATTTGTAATAAATCCCAAATATACCATAATCCTAATGTACCCAAATTTACAATTAATTTAGCAATTGCAGTCGGAAAGGATCGTAGATAAATATGATCTACACCAAAAAATCCTAACAGAATGGAAAGTATTACAAATGTAAAGTAATCACGATCAGGATATTTCCATACTTCAACATCACTCATTAAATGGACAAAATTAGATGGATGTTCATTCATCTCCCTATCCCTTATACAGTAAAAAGGACACCTCCAAGTCCCGCAACAATACGTAAAATATTGTAATTGGTTGCATAGACGGTGACTCCTGAATCATATTGTGGAATACCTTGATTCATTTCCAATTGCAGCACAATGGTATCAATGCGACTAGCGTTACAGGTTCCTTGTGGTTGGGAGGCTTCCGGGGCCAATGAAAAAGAATAAGTATAGATAAAATCATTAGGAATGGCGGTATGATATTGCCAAGGTTGAACCAATCGAAAATAAGCAGCGGATCGTTTTTCAAATCGATCATATCCATCCAATTGTAGCAAGGCTGTACTAATGATATCTGTATTGACAACGGGATATTCAGTATAGGTACGGGAACCGTAATTGAACCATTCTTTTAATGTCATCATACGATCTTGTTGAGCCACCCATACAATTTCTTTGAGTGGGTGATTAAAGTTCAAATTTATATTGGCATAGAGGGAGGCGGCAGGGATACTGACACGGCGTTGAATTTGACTTTGTTCAATCAGGTATTCATGTTTACTGGAGGTAAAGCGACGACGTTCTTCCACATCTAGATAGATAAAATCACCCCATAGGATCATATCCGTAATGACAGGAGGAGCAGCCGTTCGAAAGGTAGGGTTTGATTCATACACGGTAGAGTAGACCATATCGTATCCATTTTTCAATCGGATATAAATTCGGATAGGAGTGGATTGAAGAGCGATAAGGGGGAGAGCGAGACCCACATTATTACAGAACCAAAAGTTGAGAGGGACGAAGAGACGGAGGGGGCCGTGTTGCGATGATTCATCATAGGCTTCTTGGGCTCCAATCATATAACTAAAACCAGCCTGTTTAGCACCAGGAGTCTTCAATCGATTCCAAAGATACATCCATTCTCCGTATTGACGATCAATCTCCACTTGACCAATCAGAATACTCACATAATCAATCATAGCATAACCGATGCCATTGACCCAAGAAGTATCGGGAGTGGTAGGAGCAGGGGGAGTGGAACCATCGGGTAAGGGACCGGTAGGACTGATATACGGTAGTTGAATCTCTAACATCAATTGGGTCAATAGATCTCCACTACGAGGAATGGTAGTTGTAATTAGTTTATTAAAATCAACAGCGGTTTCAAAAACAATTCGTTGTGTTTCCATACTAAAATTAGTATGCCGTTTGTAGACTTGTTTAAAAAAAGTAGTTTGGGGGTTGCCGGTCAGGTAGATATCCTGGCGACCGGTTGCCACTAATTGTAGCAATCCTCCTTGCCTTGACATAATATTCTAATCTTATTACGGATAATTTACCAAGCAAATTATCCGTAATAAGATTAGAATAGATGAGTTTTACAACGACTTCCCAATTAAACAATCTCCTATTACGGGGGTTGCAAGTAAGAACTAATAGTAACACTCCGATCTCAACCTTCTTTGCACTTTATGCTGATGGTCGAGGAGGAACTTTTTGGGACCAAGCGTTACGAGCCAGTGATCTCTCTAGTTATAGTACCAGTGTAGCTCTTATTGGAGAAGATCAATCCACTCTAACATCCTATACAACCAGCAGTATTACGGGTATGGAAAATCAAATTGTTGTTTTAGAAGATAATTTCTCTACTTTAGCGGGGTCCGTAAGTACACAAATTGAACAAGCTTTTTATGGATTTTCTACCAATGTATATTTTGCAGATCAAGTAAGTAGTCTTCAATTGGAATTACAAACATCTGCGAGTAGTATTTATTCCACTCTTAGCAGTTATGATAATGCCAATTTCAGTACTTTGTCCTCTTACATCAATGGTTCTCAGACTGTAAGTTTTGGATATACGGATTCTTCTATTTCTACAGTCTATACACAGAGTGTGAGTACTTCTCAGGCCTCTCTTGATGCATTTTCAACTTTGATTAATAATTCCCTATTGAGTAGCAGCGTAGCCTTTGCATCTACTATTTTGACACAGAATTCCTCTTTGGCCTACTATATTTCAACTGATACAGCCCAAACAATATCTACAAATTCTAGCTTTCTTACAAGTATTTCAAGTCTGGCAGTGCAGATATCCAATTTGCAATATGTAAGTTCTATGACGGATTCGACTCTTTCAACTTATATCAGTTCTTATGTGAATAAAAGTCTGAATAGTTATGATATAAGTACACAATCTTCGATTACGAGTATTCTTGGAAATCTTTGTACAATTAGTACTGTAGCGATAAGTACGGCTATTCTTGCAATTAGTACAGCAACTGGATTTGCAGGACAGCTTAATAATCTATCCATTCAAACGCAACAAAATACATCTAGTATTACAAATCTTAATTTTAGTTTAAATCTACTTACAACCAGTACACTGATTAGTTCTATTTATGAATCCTTTTTAGGATTAGAAACCTTTTGTTGCACATTGGTGCAAAGTACAAATAGTGCTCTTACAAATACATTAAACTCCACTACACAATCATTTATTTCAACCATTTATTCAACCATTGTGGTTGATGTTATAGTATTAGTACAAGATATATTAACATCGACTATTCAAAGTACAACGGATGTAATCTATAGTACATTTAATTCAACAATAAGTACCATCTATGATGCATTTGTAGTAGATTTAACTGCACAACTTGATTCTAGTATTTTTGCCTATGTCAGTACACCTGTTGCAAGTTCATTGGAAGTGTTTAGTACCATGACCTATGAAGTAATAAGTACTTTTAGTACAAATTATGAAGGGGCTCTTTCTACCTTTAGTACAATGGCAGGGCAGGAGATTAGTACTTTTAGTACCAATTATGAAACTGCTTTAGCTAATTTCAGCACTCTAACATCAGTTGAAGTGAGTACATTTAGTACGTTGTATAATTCCACATTGATACAAGCGGGTACAACCTTTACTAATTTTGTAATAGGATTACAGAATTTTGTAAGTAGTTCAGCACTTTCCACATTGTATACAGAACAGATATTTACATTGAGTGGAGGCCAATCCACCGCATCTTTGGATCTTCCTGCCTTTCGAAACTTTGCTATCTTTATAAGTGATATTTTAGATACGTCTGAATATCGTATTACGTACAATCCTACAGCATTGTATGGAATGGATTGGAAAACAGGAACTATTTTAATTAATGTATTGAGTACAGGGTCGTATAGTTATAACAATGGAAAAATAGTCATGGATACGTATCGATGGGGGTTTCCCACCTCTATTTATGATTCCATGTTTCCTACTCTTTCTTCTGCGGATTATACGCTGATGTATGATTATCGTATTTACAATTCTACATTGTATACATCCTTACAGAATATTTATCCACGATTGAGGATATTGAATGCGAATGTGATAGGGGGGGGAGGAAGTGTGACAGCGGATTGGACAAATTATAGTTGGATACCGACGGGATTGCTAGGATCTCCACCGTTTTCACCCCAGATCAATGTGGATCTTCTTCAAGGAGGGTTTGTTGTACAACGAGTAGGACCTTTTGATATCACTGTTAGCACGACAACCTTTGCAACGACTCTAACAGGATCTACGGATGTTTCTATTTATTTTGCAGGGAGTGTAGGGGAGGGAGAAATTGTGAATGTAAATTTATAAATTGAAAAAGGTGGTATACCTTTTTTTAATACGAGGCCTTGGCCTTTGGAGGCCCACTCAGCGAGGGGGGGATGCATGTCGTGGTCTTGGAGAAGCCATTCGCGAAGACGGTCGTTGTAGTTTTGACGCCGTCTAAGCCGTACGTGGTGGACGTACTCTGCACGGGGGGAGGCGAACGCGAACGGCCCCTATTATTTTTTTTAGGGGCACTGTGTGCAGCTGCGGCGCCACCACCACCACCGTAGGAGGTGACGGCGACGGCGGAGGGAGGAGGGGTGCGCCCCCTCCCACCAGACTTGGTGGTGGGAGGGAAGGAGGTGCCGCCGCTGTAGGAGGCGCCACCACCACCGTAGGAGGTGACGGCGACGGCGGAGGGAGGAGGAGGGGTGCGCCCCCTCCCACCAGACTTGGTGGTGGGAGGGAAGGAGGTGCCGCCGCTGTAGGAGGCGCCGCCGCTGTAGGAGGCGCCGCCTCCAGAGGAGACAACGACGGGACCGTAGGCGGTCATGGCGCCGCCGCCGCCGTAGGAGGTGCCACCGCCGTAGGAGGCGGTGGCAGCTTTTTGGAGGGCGTCAAGCGATTCGGTGAGCTCTTTTATGTGGCGCTCGTATGCATCTTTTGTGTCCTCGAGCTCCTTGTTACGGCTCGTGAGGTCCTTGATACGCTGCTCGAGTGCCTGGATAAGCTGCTCGAGGAGCTTGTTCGTTTCCATGAACCCTTTATACCGCTCCATCAAGATGGACTCGTGGGAGTCGGGGGGGTTCATGTTTGTTTGTCCGCTTTTTACGAACTTAACTTTATTGGGTAATATTATCTTCTTCTTTTTTTAAAGAACGAATATCATTTTTTTTCGAAAAAAATTGATTTATTTTTTAAAAAAAATAAAAATCAGTTTTTGGATATAAACCAGCAAACCCATTCTCCTTCAAATGATCTCACGCCACCCTACCACAGGAAAACCCATTAAGATCATTCGATCCGAAGCAACTCTTTTTAAAAATGCAAAAACACTCATCTGGATTGAACCCGCGTTTGAACCCTCTCACCGTTGGTCGCGATGGAGTACTCTTCTATCCGATGTAAATGCACTACCTGTTCTTCAAGGAATTGCACCTTCCTTAGTAATTATTAGAACTGCAGAAGAAGTTGCTCTTTGGTCACACAATGAAGAAACTGTTTTAATTGTAACAGATGTAGCTAGTCGTGCACTCGGTGATATATCTTCAACCTGTCTCCATATCAATAACTTAAATAAATTATATCCCTTCTTACATGAATCATTGAATGATGAAAGTTCTCTAGAAACTATTGTGAATGCTATTTATACTCTTTTTAGATTTCAAAAATTAGTAACGGCGCGAGAAATTTCTTCTGCTACCAAAATTTCTATGGATGCAAAGGATACAATTATTCCACGGACTGTATGGATTTCGCAATACTTTCAGCATTTACATCCTACACGAGCTCGTGAGCTACGAGAATGTCTGGAACGCAATATAGCTTGTTCTTGGATTGATCAAATTCTTTTACTAACAGAGGGAGAATTAAAAGATCTTCCTTCTTCTGATAAACTAATTCTGCATCCTTTTAGAAAACGAGCTACCTATGCGGATACATTTCAAATTGCAATAGAAAAGATTCCAAAGGGGAATAATTCTATATTAATTTTTTCTAATTCTGACATTTGGTTTGATTCTACGCTTCGATCTCTTTGGTCGATTGATCTAAGTAAAAAAGTTTGTTTAGCTTTGTTGCGATGGGAGGGAGATACAATCTTTGGTCCTCGTCCTGATTCACAGGATACATGGATTGTAGGCCGTGATACCTTTGATGTAAAAGTAGATCCTTTTCGATTTTGTTATGGGATTCCAGGATGTGATAATATTGTTGCCATTGAATTTTTAAAACAACGATTTCTAGTGTCGAATCCTGCTTACACTATTAAAACGTATCATAATCATTCCTCTTCCATTCGATCGTATGATGCTAGAAATGATATTCTTTATAATGATGTATATTTATATATAGATCCTACATTTATTCAACCGTTTGAAACAACCAACTCCTTTGGAACTCCTGTAGGAGGGTGGAATACTTCGATTAAAACATTTTCACGAGAGGTAGGATTTCTACAAAAGTCTTTGCTTACTTTAGCTCCTTACACCCCTCCAACCTCTCCTCCGCTTTATCATTTAAATCAAGATCTTTTCGTTACACCTGAAGGACTCCTTTCCAATTGTACAACTCTTTGGAATCATCCTTTGTGGGCTACCTCTACCGTCCATACCTTGACTCCTACTCTTCCTCTTCCTTCGATGATAGCTCTTTGTAGTGCAGAAAAAGATCCTGCGAAGTGGATGCTTCAAAGTTTTCCACAAATTTTACGCATTTTATCTTTGAACAGTAAACTTCATTATTTGATTCCACCCACTCTAACCTCCATACTTCCAGATGGAACTCCTAGGGAGGAAGGAGTTCAGTATTGGTCTCAGTCTGTGTGGGCTCTTCCTACTCTGCCTCCACGTCCTACGCAAGAAGACATTGAGCTATTGCGATCCAAGTGGCCTTCTTCTTCCACTTCTTCCACTCCTACGATTGTATTTCTTCTGAGTGAAGATCTTCTTTCTCTTCATCACGCAGAACAAATTTATAGAATGCATTGTGTTCATACGGTGGATTGTGAAACTACTACACGTTGGAATGTTCACTATTTACATCCTACTGATGCACTGGAACGAGTAGGGGGGGCGTTAGAAGAAGCTGATTGGGTAGTAGGAGAAACAGGTCATGCGTTATTTCCTTGGAGTTGGAAATTGAAACCAAATTCTATAATTTTAGAATTTCAGAAAGAAGAATTGATTTCGGATGAAATAGCTCATGTAGCCGGTGCTGCTTCTCTTCGCTATGTGATGGGGGTGCAACGATTTCGAGAACCCATCGAGGATCGTCGTCAACAAGCTTTACTGGATGTAGGAGTCGCGATCAAGAAATACGGAATGGTCCTGCGGTTGAAAGAATTGACTTCTGGTGGATCTTCTCTCCCAGTGATCACACTTCCTACAGAGATGACAGGAATTCATGTACATAGTGGAGATTCGTTTCGGGCCATGATTCAATTATGGAAGGAGCGTGGGTATTGCCGTGTTGAGCTATCAGCTCAAACACCTTTTTGCTGGTGGGGGACTACGCTGCTCTATGATCGTGATACGATGAAATGGATGGAGGTAGAGAAACCTTCTTACAAACTTGCTTTGATAGGAAATCCTGGAGTGACGGATAAACTCCGACAGTCCAAGTGGTCGTATTGGCCACGGTATCCACAGTTGGTGGAGAGGGTGAGACCTCGTGGATGGGGGGAACGGACTCTCACCTCCATTTTTCTGGGTCGGATTGAGAATGGAGTGCAGAAAAAACATCGTGAAGGAGATTGGAAGTCTGTAGAACTATTTGAATGTCCTGTCGACTCTTCAGGAGGACCTTACAAATATTCTCCGTCAGAGTATCTTGATCTGATTGGAAAAAGTAAATTTGGACTTTGTTTAGCGGGATACGGGGGGAAATGTTATCGTGAAATTGAATATTATGCTAATGGAACAGTTCCGATTGCTGCTCCTGGTTGCGACATGACAGGTTATTTGAACCCTCCGGTGGAAGGAGTTCATTTTCTACGGGCGGCTACTTCTGAAGAATTGAATCACCTTGTAAAAACTATTTCTCGTTCTACGTGGGAACGTATGTCCGCAGCAGGTCGTCTTTGGTGGAAGGAAAATGCTTCTGCGGAAGGATTGTTTCGACTCACGTCAAATCGAATTCAGACGTGTTTGCCGTATGCAGGAATTGGGCTTCCTTTGTAGGTGGAGATAGAATGAGACAGACTCGTAAAAAAAGTTATAAATCCTTGAATGCGTTAAGTGTTCAAGAAGCGATAAAAATTGCTACAGATGGACGAGGCATTCGTCCTTCCAAAGATCCTCTTTTTGTAATTAAGTATGGTCCTCCAGGAAGTGGAAAAAGCAGTGAAACTGTGTATAAAGAAATTAAAAAACTAGGTTCTTTACAATCTTTTGTAGATATTAATCAGGATACTTTAGTAGAATCTCTTCAAAATTATCAAAAAAATCATACCCAGTACAATCGGTTACGGCATCAAAAAAATAAAAAAGGTTTGAGTTTGTATAAAAAAAGTGCAATTGTATTAAAAAAAGCGATTGAAGCTCGTGCAAACATTATTATAGAAATTACAGGAGGGCATGATGAAGGGAAAGAAGGTCCCTTGGGTTGGATTTATAAACTGTTGAAAGGAACACCTTATAAACTAATTGTAATTATGCCGATTGTACCCTTGAAAACTATTTTAAAACGATTAGAAACTCGTTCACGAAAGCGAAATGTAGAAGAAGTAAAAGAAGAATATAAATGGTCCTTGGATAATTTTGAAAAATTTATTAAACTCCAACATGATGTAATTCTAGTTGATAATATGTAAAAGAGAACTGGATTAAAATTGAATATATTTTTTAAATATATAAAAAGAGGCCTACAAGATGCCAAAAGCATTAAAACGACGCATCCAATTTTCTGGAGTGGTGGATCCACGGTTGGATCTACTCATTCAATTCTCCATCTTCATTTCTCTTCAAAACCACGGATCTTTCTTTGGTATTGGACATGATGTGCGAGAGGGGATTCGACCGCGAATGTCTCGAATTCACTCGCCAGAAACAATCTACTCGCAGCTCGATCGATTTGGAATTACGATCAGCTGCAAAAAACCTTCCTTTTCTCACAACTTCACGCTTCCGGAGCCATTTCAGAAAGAATTTGAACGCATTAAGCGGAATATTCTATCTGATATCATTTGCGCCTTTTGCAGATATCGTTTATTGAACGATACTTTCCTTATTTCAGGCACACCTGCGAAAGTGGAATATGGCTTGATGCGTCCAGCCTACATTGAGTTGAAATTTCGCGACTCTGCCACCTTGAGGGCCGTTCTATCTCTTCTTGACCCCCCTGAGCGGGTTCAAACAGAGAAGTAGATTCCTTTCTACTAGTAGGATGGGCTACACCGGTGGTTGGTGGAATATTTTCTTTGCGATACTTACCTTTTTCACGGGTGGTCTAGGAATGTTCTTTACTCGGTATATGAAAGGAGCTTGGTCTCAGGCTTGGTGGGATTATATTCCGATTTTGTGGATCCCCGTTTTAACGTCTTGGATCCCGTCCGTTTCGATTTGGTACGGATTGTACGATTCTTAATAATTGGTTTCTTATAAAGATAATAAGCTCTATCTCCATCCTCTTTTAATTTAATATGAAATAATGTTTGAAATACTTTTTGTACTTTTATTGAACTTGTATAACTATTATAAAATAGGGTAAGAGGTTTTTCAAGTGGAGTTTTTTCATACGAAGCCGATCCATAAAGAGGTTTGAATAATTCCACTGGAGGCCCACCCAGTCCCAGATGTAAAATTTCAGGCAAGAATACAGTTTGAGAAGGATAAAATGCCATTTTTTGATTAATTTCTAGAATGTAAGGATTGTGTTTTGTATCAAACAAGATATCTACTCCCAGCAATTCATATCCATTCTTAATTTTCCAATCGGGTATGAACGAATGTTGCAAATTAAAAATTGAATGTAATTCATTTGTAATGTTTTTCATTCCAGCACGTGTCTCTTCTTCAGTCCATCCATCCGGTCGTTCCATGGGAAAAAATGCATTGTGAGTATTCCTTTTTTTATGAGTATCATAAATTTCTGGTTCTTTCAGCCTTCCAACCTCATATGGTTTATTGGATAATACATAGGTATGATAATTGCTACAGTAAATACTTGTTTTACCATTTTGAACGACTACAACTACAATTACACGAATATGAAATTTGTATCCTTTGAAGGTAGCCGTTGTTTCCAGAGCATCTTGAAGAATCCATCCTTTAAACGCTTTGGTAGGTGTATATGATTTTACAAATTCCTGTACTTCTTTTACAGAATCAACTACTTTGTTACCACTTCCAGCAAACCCATCGGATGCTTTTAAAAATTTATATTTTGTTCCACGATTTATAAATTTTACCAGAGAGGGTTCATAAATTGTTTTAAAGAGTAGAACGGGAAGAGCTGCTTTACTTTTTATATTTACCAACATTTCCATAAAGGTATATTTTTCTGTAAGAACTTCTTTACTGTGTCCTGTCAATCGATTAATTGTTTTAACCTGGGATAGATCTCGAGGAAGGGATCCATATCGATTTAATAGAATTAAAAAAGAGCAGCCTTCTGAAGAAGGTTTCATACCTACCGAAGAAAGAATTAATTCAATTGCTTCTTTCTCTGGATTTTCACCTTTCAGACAAAACATCCTCTAATGAGGACTTCTATATTTTGCAATAAAGATTATTATTTTATACGCGATAGGATGATGTTTTTCTAGTTTTCCCAATTGTTTTCCTATGAATAAATTAAATTCTTCGGTTGTACCGGTTCGTTCTAGAAAATGAGTATGGACAGAACCCAAGGGGAGGTTTTCTACGGTGATTCCTGCTCCCACGGATCGGTTAATTCCAAACATTTCTTTTTGATGGGAAGGAGAGTGGGGGGATTGAAACATTCTCCACCAGCCATAATTATGATTTATATCAAATTCATACAATCCTTCTTTAGCTGCCTTTGCCACCTCTTCTAGCGCAGCTTGTTCAAAGAATCGACTGGTAGGCAATGCTTCTTTCCAAATAGCTAACCAAGAAGGATCTTTTAACCACAGAAATCCAGCATTATACACTCCATACAAATCGGTATCACTCTTACGAATGTAATGCGGACTCAGAGCTACGGTTGCTGTAGTGGGAAGGGTGGGAAGAGGTCCAAGAAAACAAATATCTGCATCAAAGAACCAGACGCCGTCTTTTGAATCGGTAAATGCAAGTTCCATGATACGAAGTTTTTCTGCTGTGTAGGGGTGGAAGAGACCTTTGGCCTCCATCTCTTTCCGATTCATTCCTTCGTAACGATTCATGATAGAATAAAACTGTCGTTTTCCACTGTAAGGAATTTCAATCAATTTCGGAAGAGTCTTGTCATCCGTAGCAATGTGCAACGACGGAAGTGGATCTACAAAGAGTTGCAAACTATGCAGAAAGATCCGAAAATCATCCGTAGCCTGAGGGCCCGTTACAATCGTTGCAACCGTCTGCATTCTTTTTATATGTATAATAGATTGTTTAAGATGTATCAATTTTCTTAAAATTTTTAAAAAATGATTGGACTCTAACATACTAGTATGATAATCATACTAGTATGTATATATTTCTATTCTTACTAGAATTTATTACTGCTGCTAGAAATCTAAACAATCATTCCTATGGAGACTTTCGAATTACTTGGTACGATGATCCTGAGTTTGCCTACGAATGCACGGGATTCAATTTGTTTGGATATTCAGACCTTTGCAACGAATGGACGAAGGTTTTACAGCAGAAACAAGTATTGAACTATCTAACACCAGCTGGAATTGATCTAGCCCTTCATTATACAGTTAAATACTGTATCTATCAACTTTCTCATTTTAAATGTATTGAACTGATTGATGGATTGTTATTGAATGGTGCGAATCCATGTTCTACACAAAATCTCATTACTCCGTACGATGTATATATTCAGCGGAGATTGTTTCCTAGATTAGATATTTTAAATAGAATCATGTGTGATTAATAAGAAATCATTAACCGCCCTTTCATTTTTTCATAAGCGCGTTCCGCATTGGTATCTCCTGTGGCCAATCGTCGTTGTCGTTCCAATTCTGCTCGTTGTTGTGCAGCCTGAATCGCCATGACCGAGGCGTGTTCTTCTGCAGAAAGTTCCGTCGGTGCAGAAGCTCGTTCCGCTTCCATCTGGTGATAGGTCTTGGTGGCCGTCGGTGCATCACTAACTTCTTGGGAAAAGGTGGATCCTTCTCCATAGGCGTACTTGAGATCGGTGTAGGCAAGTCCTCCGTCGGATCCCATGTGTTTAGTGAAGTGGGCGGGGCGACCGCCGCCAATTTCGGTAGCGCCAGTGGCACGGAGGGCCAAGGCTTCAGGATGTCGATATCGTTGCAGGGTAGATTCAGCTGCACGAGGTTTGGTGGAGATTTCTTCTTGAAACACGGAACGGAACTTATCGGCATTAAACTTTCCTCGCAATTCTTCCACTCCTTTATGAGATCGTTCCTCACCTGCCGCCTTTAACCAATCTCCATAGCCATCGTCACGATCAGGATCGGGTAACTTATGTTCATCAAATAATTTATTAAACGTGGTCATATTTAAATTTTTAGCATTGAGAGACACAGGGGCAGCATCTTCTACTCGTAAGGTTCCTGAGGGGGCGTCTTCATGGATCAGAGTGGTGGAGGGTCGCACGGGTGTAGCACGGTAGGCGAGAGCTTGTTCCATCGTAACGGGTGCATCGGTGGCACGACCCGCAGCCCGTGGAATCAATTTATTCAAAATTTCTTCAATATAGGTGTAGGCGCGTGATACCGCATCAAACAGGGCGGGACTTCCCCCCTTATCGGGATGGGCTCGTAACGCAGATTTCTTATACGCCATTTTTAATACTTCCATCGTGAGGGGAGCTCCATCATCCAATCCTAACAGATCATAGGCTTCGTGTAAATAATCCAATGCTCGTTTGGGAGGTGGTACGGTAGCTAGAGTGGTAGAAGGAGGTGTAAATCGTAGAGGGGGGGGAGGCAGAACAGAGGATATACCAGGCCACTGAGCGGGTTCCCCGCGTTGCACTGCTGCTCTCCATTGCAATAATCCTGCATAAACTCCTGCATATTTAGCAGCTGTAACATACTCTGGGCCGGATAATAAGGTATCTAACATTTTAAACCTGGCTTCTAGGCTACCAATAGCACAAAGATTATTCCAAATTCTCAGATGGCGTGAATCGAAGGAAGCCGCCGCGCCCATTTCTTTCTCTTTCTATTTCTATTTGTCTCTTTTACCGTTGGTCTGAGATATAACTAATGCTTTTTTAATTGCATGATCTAGTTCATTGTACATAAATTCGGATGTTAGAATGCGAAGGGCGAAAGTTCGTGCAGCATGTGCAATTTCTTTACACTTTTCTTCGTGTTCTTTGCACCATTTAATTTTTTCAATTAGGTCATTAAGTCCATCCTTAACTGGAATGTAGTGTACCCATGGTTCCAATTTGTATTGAAACCAAAGAGAAGATCCACTTTCTTGAAGCAATATAGTAGATCCTAGTAGCATCCATTGGGCCAATCGATACGCTCCAACATTGCCATCCAAATGAAGTATATATTTATAGTGACTTTGTTCTTCAAAACTTAATTTAGAACCTTCTTTAAATTCTTTTGAATTAATACGTCCTACTTTACGAGTATGTATTTTCAGACTGCTTGTAATAGTTGTAAGTCGAGCATCCAATAATTCTGGAGATTGTTTACTAAGTTGAACTGCTTTTAATCGCGGGTTAGTATCCACTGTCCAGCCACATCCAGTAGAACCTCCACGAAAGACAGCCATTGGTTTCTTTTTAGAGAAATCAAGTTCAAGTTTGGATAGATCAAACGTACGAGTATCAATCGTAAGAATAGATCCTTTCATAGATTCCAATCCTTTTATTAATTGGATATCATCAATCATGGGGATAGGAACATCTAGATAATCTTTATGGCCGCACCAAGCTAGAATAGGGAGGAGGGGGTGATGGAGGGGGATAGGAGAAGTGGTAGAACCGGTAACATGATAAAATGGATCTTTAAAATTTTTTCGATAAATTAAAACATCGGTCGGAGATACTAAGTAGACACCTGGAGGAAGGGTATGCCCATTTTTTTCATAATTTTGAAATAAATGTAAAGTGACGCGATCTTCTCCATCCTCTTTTTTAAATTCTTTTATAATGCAGTGCATTAAGCGTATGGTTGGTTTATTTCTAATTGTTTTGGGTAAAAACTTTCGATAATGGTTAGAAATCTTAGAAGGTCGCAATAAAATTTGAAAAATCTCTTCCTTGTGTTTTACAATGAGTAGACATTTATGACCAATTGCTTGAAATACATAATGTAATGTATTTTTTGCAGCTTCTGTTCGAAATTCTGGAGGCAGGGCCTCAAGTGCTTCTTGAATGGATTTAGCAATCATCCCTACTAAGTGTTAGAACTCTTCTTCGGGCAGGAGCTTTTTTGATTGTAAATAGAGTTTCAAGGAATCGGTTGCAGTAGTAGTCATAAATTCTGCTTGAATAACTCCACTTTCTACGACACGAATGGTTGGAAGTTTTCCAATTGTAGCTTGTTCTTTTTCTGAAAGAGCATCGTAGTCATATTCTTGAAGGGGGAGGTTGGATTGTTCAGATAATTCTTTTATTTTTGGTTTTACCACGATACAAGCTTTGCACCATTTAGCGCCAATATAATGAAGTTCCATTTGTTTATAAATAGAATATTTATAAAAAAATAATTCTCATTTTTTAAGAAGGGCCATGCCAGGCTCGAAGGGTGGAGGGAAGAACCAATGGAATCATAGGTTCACATTCCCACAAGAAACGGCGACCTATACTGACCATAGACCATTTGAGTGGAAAGAGTTCGGGATGATCTTTTGGAAAGGACTGATAGGAAGCTGGTAGAAGAGAATAGGAAGAGAGAGGCAACACCATGGCTAATTGATCTGTAGGGGCCAAAGGGGGGCGTTCGGTAGTAGGAATTACGATGTGATCGGGTACTTTTACTGACTCTAACAGAGGGGCTATCCACCATGGATAATACCAGTCCATATCCACTTTTACTCCTTTGTAATAGGCGTAACACCAGGCCAAGGCTTCCACATATTTCTCACTTGTTAGTTTTGGAGAAGCTCCCCACAATCCTACTCGTTGGTAGGCTTCTTTGTAAGTGGGTCGAAGTCTTCCTTCTTCAATTAATACTTTTTCAGCAGCCCATACAATGGGTAGATCATTCTCCTCCGCTTTTGCACGTTCCACTGGATCAGAACTAAAACAGAACTGTCCTGGTATCGAGGTAAGTTTATTTTTTGCAATTTCCAATAAATAGATTGGTTCCATTTTAGCTAATTCTTGTAAAAGAGCTTTTAAAGTGGGAGGATGATATTCATGACCTGAAACGATAGGAGGATGAAGGATACGGACTTGTTGGTAGGACTCTAACATTCGCTCCATCCCTTCTTCCTTAATTTTATACCCAAGTCCATGAGGAACAAAATCATTTCCCAAGAGGTTCATACAGGCTGCAAATTCATCCATTGTGATCTTCCATTTAGTAGAAAGTTCTTTTGCCAAGAGTTCAATGGATAAATACAAAAACCGTTTTTCTGCAGATTTTATCCCAAAGGCTACATTTTCACGATATAATTGAATTGTTGTAGTTGTTTGTAACAATGCCAAAATAATTAAATCAGCATCTAGACCATACACGACCATGTGAGAGGTGGGATTCTTTCGTAATCGTTCCATTAACTTTTGTTCCCCTTCCCCAGGTTCATCGGTCGCACTTACATGAACAGGGAGGGTTTGTCGTTTGGACCATGCATGAAAAGCTATACCTAGATTATTCATGAAGAGGGTACCCGGTGTAATTGCATTTGTATTCCAACTTCCTTCCGATGGAACTGATTTAAATCGTCGTCCCCGTTGTTGACGAATTTTTGCCATGGGAGCGACTCCATCAAAGGCTACCCAGACTCCTTCCGATGGATTTACATCTTTTATAATTTTTTCAATGATTTGAATGGTTTCTTCAATTAGTTCGGACTCCCACATTGATTTATGGATTGGATTATATGGTTTTCGTTTTGAAAGAGATGCAACTGCATCATAAATAGCACAATTTGCATCAAATCCAAGAATGGTAGGACGACCTTTTTCTTGAAGAGGGGAGACGAGTCCTTTTATTGTTTGTATCAACCGTTTGTAGAAGGACGGGATTCCCATGGATAATTTTTTTAGTTCACCGAATGCCACGAAAGCTTCCTCTAGTTTTCTAGTAGGTATTATCGAAGCGTTTAAATATACCCTTGATATTGTTCCTGATACACTTCTTGTATCAGTTTGTTTATTTGCATTACTGCTTCAAAGCCCCTCTTTTACAGCCCTTGGGCTCTCTTTATTATCGGTAAATTTAGTTCATCCAGTTCTATCTAGTTTTTTACGAGAAATAGTTCCTTCAGGATGGGCTCTCACGACTCGATCGACTGGAAAATTCCCCGGTACTTCTGTGGAGCGTATTCAGCTTAGTACTACAACTACAAAAGCGGATGTTCCTAGTTATTACACTCTGTTTATTGGTACAATCCTTGGATGGGTCGCCCCTCTTCCTCTCTTTTATAAACCTGAACTTGATATTTCTCCTAATCGATCTCTCGCCGCCACTGTCAGTCTCTGCTTTTTAATTCTGTTTTCAACCATTCTATTTGCCTACCGATTTCTGGCCTCTCATGATACTTTTATGGGAATTGTTCTGGGTGCCGGACTAGGAGCTATTCTTGGATTTACTCTATTCATCGGATTGTATTATGGAACACAGCGTCGTGTAACAAATCTATATAACTTTCCTCTCCTTAGTACTACCTATGGAGGATCCAAACCTATTTATGTATGTGCTACTAAATAAATGTGATATAGATTCTATTTATACAAGAAGAGATTTATATCTTCTTGTATAAATAGAATAATGAGTTGGTTACTTCGAGGGCGTGAATTAGTCTTTGGAACCTATGATAATCTTCCGACTATTTTTATTGTAGGATCTCTTCTACTTGGATCCATGACAGGAATTGTTCCAATTCTTGTATTAGGTCTTGCAACTGCTTTTTTAGGTTTGCTCGTATTTGCATTTCAACTTGCTATGCGTGGTATGTTTGGAGATACAACCCCCCTTTCAGTATGGTTCTCCTCTTCAGGACCTTGCAGTTTAAATAAGCGAGGATCGATCGAAGTATTAGTTAGTAGTTGGGTTAGTATTACAAGCTTTGTGTTAACCTATCTCTTTTTAAATGCATTAGCAAACTACACAAAACCTCCACCCGATGGAGCAAATGATCATCTGGTTGCAAATAGAGCTTCCTATATGATTAGTGCCATGATGGCAATGGTTATTGTTGCAATTATATTAGGTACATCTCGTTATATGTTAGGGTGTGAACCAATTATAATGACTCTTCTAAGTCTTAGCTTAGGGGTAGGAGTGGCGTATGGAATGTGGAATTTAGTAGATATTAAAATGGGAGATGTATTTCAAATTGTAAATAATATGGCTTACATTAATTCATCAGGAGGAGCAACAACTCCTGTTTTATGTGTTCCTTCTGCTTAATAAGATCCTGATTCAACAAGTGCTACCAAAGCTACTATTTCTACCATCCATTCTTTATAGGTGGCACGAGCATGAGGTTTCCAAAAAGTTTCGAGTGTAGTAAGACTCTCTCGAATCTCTTTACAGGCCGTAGATCGATCCACACTTTGATAAAGTGCATAGGCTTCTTCTTCGGTTAGTTCAGTAGCTCCTGTAGAACGATTAACATGATTATGAAATTTCCAAAGTCCTTTTCGAATGGCTTGTTGAACTTCGATTCCTTTTGCAGGAGTCCATCCTTTTATAGTCGGAGGCATGACTCCACGAAATCGTCGAACAGGAATAGGAGGGGCGACTGTTTCTAAAGATCGTATAAAAATAGAATTTCCTCGAAGATACTCTTGCATGTGTCGTCGACATATTTCACATGGAATGGTTGTAGAAGTCAATATCATCATATGTTTCCATCGATAGATAATATCTCGACGATCACTCCATTCAGCTAGTGTATGAAATATTTTCCAAAGAAGCGGCCCCCATTCCCATCCTGGTTTTTTTAAAACAATCGATTCCATATCTATGGTAGAAGGATTTAAACGTCCCTATCAAATTCACTTTAAATGTATACTTTTCATCCTGGAGTAATTTTACGTCAAACAAAACAACCATTCATAAAACGTAAGAACAAAAAACAATCATCCCCCTGTATACCTTCAACTCCATCTTTAGTTCAAGCATTTCGAATGACTCTAACAGGTATCAATGAACCTCCTCTTCCTGGTAAAATTCGTATGTTGGTTAAAAAAGATCTTCCTGATTATATAAAAATTCCTCTGTATAGTCATGATCGAAGTATAACTGAATGGCACACTCTTTTTGAATCATATAGTACATGGAAGATAATTCCACAACAGGAAATTATTGCACAATACAATGCATTTTTTCATTGGAAGGCCACTGGTATTCTTTTGAAGAAAGAGTATGAAAAACAGATGCGATCGCGATTTATTATTAAAAAATGGATTCAACAAGTTCGAACAAAAATCTATAGGCGTCATATTGTAGGTGAAACTGATTTACGAACATTAGAACCTATTGCAAATAAAGATGCTGTAGAAGTATTTTGTCATAGTACAAAATCAGTATATAGATTTCATGTAAATAGTTTAATTCGAATGATTAAGGAAAATCTTTGTTACGAACAATGGGGGAGAGCGGATCCAATGGAACCTAGAAATCCGTATACCAATAAGCCATGGACACTTGTTCAATTGATTGAACTAATTCGTCAGATACAGATAATTGGATACAAAATGCCATCTTTTTTATCACAATTTGTAGAAGCTCGTTATTCGATTGATTTATTTTATAAAAGAAATCAATTGCAACTAGGAATTGATGCTACTCGACGATTTTTTGAAACTCCCGACTCGATGGAAGTTCGATCTGATATTATTCTTCAACTTTTTGAACAAATTCAGAAAATGCATCGAGTTCATTTATATAGAATCATTCAAAGAAAGAATTGTACTCCGATTCTTCAAGAACGTTGGGAAATATTAATTAAAAATACATGGATCTACGATAATTATGGATATTCTCCAAATTATGCATGGAGAGATACGATTGATCAAACTATAACAATTCAAAAACTATTTAATAGTTCAATTGACTGGTATAATTCTAAATATCCATCTGTAGTTATACTTGCGATTCCAATTTTGCGGGAGGCCGCCCTGCAAGAACCTCCTTTAGAAGAAGAGAGTGATGGAGCAGACAGCGAGTAAAATTCTTCCACGACTATGGCTTGGGAATAAAACTGCTGCATTAGATACAAATTGGTTACGAGAGAATCATATTACGACTGTTTTCAATTGTACCAAAGATATACCGTTTGGAGCAGGTCCTTTGCATCAGTATCGAGTTCCGATTGATGATTCCCTCCAACAAGAAGATATTCAGAAGTTAACTACTTGGACTCCTGAAATAATGTATAAACTGATGGCAGAATATAATCGTGGTGCTGTGATTCTTGTGCATTGTTATGCAGGAGTGCAACGATCCGCAGCTGTAGTTGCTATGTTTTTAATGACTCTTACTCGTCAACCACTGTCTGTCATTTTTCCATTTATGCGACATTGTCGTTCTATTGTCTTTACTCCCGCTATGAATTTTAAAGACTCTATTCAATCGTGGGAACGCAACTTCTTTTCCTATATAAACCAAACTAGGCGAATGAAATAGAAATGAATTATATTCCACTTGCTTCTGCACCACCTCCTCTTTGCGCACAGTGTGGGCAAGGAGGAATTATTCTTTCAGTTCGTTCTTCTTGTGGATGTATACTTCCTCTTCATTTACAGTGTCAACCTCTTCTTCAAAGTCACGGAATCTGTCCCTATTGTCGTACAAACTGGATCAACTCCTCCTCTTCTTCTGTCGTCACTACTGAAATCACCTATCATCCTGATCGGCGTTGGATCCTTTACAGTTTATTTTGCATTGCAATTCTAATTGCATTGGGTATTCTTTGTTGGTTTTTATATAAGGCGCTTTGAAATCTCTTCCGTTTCTACAGTAGGAACCGCTATCTCCATATAAGCATTTGAAACTTTGTTAGGATTCACTGCTTTTATAGTTTGGTCTCTATATCGAATAACTGGTTGTGTATCATCTCCATATATATGCAGCTTGATAGATGAATTGTAGATATATGGAAATGTATGATACGTTAATAGAATTATATCACGGTATTGACATTGATTTAATTCTATCTGGCTTTGAATCCATTGAGTATCATACGAACCTCTAACATTCATTGAGATTGGATATCCTCGCCTGGCCCAAGAATCCGAATGTTTCCACCAAGTCGTCCCTATAATAGAAAGATTATATTGATCCAAAAAATGTGAATCTCGTTGCAATAGATGAACGTTATTGAACTGTTTTGCAATGTGGTCTACCCAAGAATACGGTGGATCATTGGGTCCTGGTATATAAAATACTTTTTCAAATTCTTTGGAACTGTATTGAAAGAGGAAAGGGAGTGTTTCAGAAGTTCCACAATTACCTACTAATGCTAGATATGGTGCTACCGGTTCTATCATTTGTTTGATATTCATAGATTTTAGAAGATGCAGATTACTTACATATTGCATCCGAAACAGTCCCAGTTTGGTAAGTTGCGAGGAGCTACGCATTTTAAAAAGAACCGAGTAGGGAGAGTTTAAATGGTAGTAGTTTATTTGTTTCACCGTGATTTACGACTTCCCGATCATCGAGGACTCGAAGCAGCTCATAAAAAAGCAATTGAATTAAAAACAGTCATACTCCCGTTGTTTGTATTTACACCTGAACAAGTTACTTCTAATAAATTAAAATCAGTTAATTCCATTCAATTTATGATAGCCTCGTTACAAAGTTTGGATATGGCTCTGAAGGGGGCACGGTCGCGCCTTGTGTGTTGCTATGGAGATACAGTGGAGGTATTGAAGGCATTAAATAGAAAAATAGGAATAGAGTGTGTAATTGATGTTAGAGATTATACACCGTATGCAAAGGAACGGATTGCTGCATTGAAAGACTCTAACATTCCGTATGAATGTATTGAGGATTCTTATTTAACGAATCCTGGATCGGTATTGAATGGCACTGGGAAACCATACCAAAAGTTTACACCCTTTTGGACAGCAGCGCGAAAGGTAGAGGTTCCACATCCTACATCGGCTATAGGTGGCCCCTTTATTGTACGAAGTGGGGGAGGGAAGAAAACACGTTCCTTGCGAAGTTACCCTATGGAAATTTCGTTAGATACGATGCGACGTCGGTTAGTCCCTCATCCTAATGAAGAAATTGCTGTAAAAGGGGGTCGAGAAGAGGGCCTGGAATTGATGCATCGAATCCCATCCAATTATGAGAAAATTCATGATATTCCCTCTCAATCTACCTCCATGTTATCAGCTCATTTACATTTTGGAACCGTCAGCATTCGTGAAGTCTATTGGGAAGGAAAGAAGAAAGGGGTAGACGCCTTCGTACGGCAGTTGTACTGGAGGGAGTTCTATATTTCAATAACTAATAGTTTTAAAGAATTGTATGGCATAGGTTTATATGAATTTCAAAAAGATCCACCACGCCCGTTGACAGAGAAACAAAAGGATGCGTTTGAACAATGGTGTAAAGGAACAACCGGCGTCCCCCTGGTGGATGCAGGAATGAAACAGATGTTACGAACAGGCTACATGCATAACCGTGTGCGATTGGTCGTAGCCAATTGGCTCGTCAAAGATATGAAAATTCATTGGAGACTAGGGGAACGATTTTTTGCACAGCATCTTGTCGATGTGAGCCCGAGCAATAATACACTAAATTGGCAATGGGTCGCTTCTGTATTACCCTTTAGTCAAGCTCCTTTTAGAAAAGTGGATGCTTATAGAACGGCTGAAAAGTTTGACCCGGATGGAGTCTATGTAAAAACATGGTTAAAAAATTGATTTTAGATTTATGCAATTATAAATATGGATATAAAATGGGACTCCTCTTTAGTATTCCAGGTGCTCAAGCGCCTGGGGCAAAAGAACCGACGAAAGAGACTTCTTCGGTATGTCTGCAGTCGCCTCAACCACTAAAATTGCTGGAAGAGGAGAAGAACCCGCCATTGCCTCCACCGCCTGAGAAATGTCAAGAACCACTTTCCATAGGGGGAGTGGTTTGCTCATCACCAAGAGTTGTTGCATCAGGTTCGCCGGTACTTCTTTTGACAGCTCCTTCTCCCTCCAAAGCGGAAGAGGAGCTTTTGGACGCAGTTTCAAAGGGGGATTATGTTGCTATGGTTCAAGTGCTTGATCGTTGCCCATTCCTAATAAACAAACAAGATGAGGATGGCCAATCCGCATTGTACATTGCAACAAAACGTTCGCGAAATGCACGACATCCAATGAACGTGGTATACTTTCTTATCATCCAATATCTTTGTAAGAAAGGTGCAGATACTACGCTTACTGCATGGAACGGTCGAACTCCGTATGAGGAGTCTATATGTAGCAGTACCGACCCTGAGAACATCTCTTATCAAATTATGATGTTTCTCAAATCTAAAGAAAATGCGGAATAGTTTTTTAAACAAAACAAAGAATCTTAGAAATGCCCACTTCGATTGAAGATCACGGCGGCGTTGTTCCTTCCGAATTTCACACACGCTCTCTTCCCTCTACTCCCAATAAACTAGTTCTTATTGTAAATGTTGGAACCGATCGCTTGAATATTGAACTCTTTAAAACCTTATTTATGCCCTATGTAGAGCATGTATTTTATAATGTAGCGGATCCATCTCCCTATAGGCATCTTCCCATTCATCCTCTTGTTAGTATTAGTACCATATCAAATAGGAAGGAATTTGTAACCAAACTTGCTGCCGAGAGACATTCTAGTTTCTTTTTTCATGAAATATCGAATGAATCCTTCATTCATCCAGAGCTATGGACGTTATTAAAACATGCTGAACCCAATACATCTTACACCTTTGTAGATTCAACTGGTAAAGTTCATATGTTGTCCTATGTGACCGAGACAGGAATTGTTGATAAAACTGTAACTACATCTACAGTTGCTGCCTATTCTGCAATTACTCATCCCGTCATTCATTCTATCGAACGTGGGATCCTTCGCCATGCAAAGCAAACTCTGACACAGGTTGTGATTGATACAAGTAATTTATACAGTCCTCTTTGTTATTTAGCAACCAAGTACATGACAGATAAATCTCCTTATAATATTATGACCCATCGTCATCCGTATACTGCCGTGTATGACATGTTTCTGACTCCTTACATGTATAAATCCAATCTGAAATTGGGAGAGGTAGGAACCTTGAATGGATCCTCCATTCGTATGTGGAGAGACTACTTTCCTCATGCCTATCTGCATGGATTTGATATTGAACCCTCTGCCATTGAAAAGATCAAAGACATTCCTGGAGTGAAAGGGCATTTAGTAGATGCTTCCATTGGTCTTCGCCCTGTCTTACAAACTGAATGCATGGGGGGAGCCAAATTTGATTTGTTATTTGAAGATGGATCACATCGCTTGGATCATCAATTACTCTTTATTCGTGATGCCATTGATTATGTGAATCCTGGAGGAATGTTGATTATTGAAGATATTTTTCGTGAAATCCCTGCTGCACGGTTTGAAGAAGCCTTAGCATTGGTAAGTGATAAGGTAAAGAAAGCACTCTTAGTGCAACCAGAACACACCTTTCGCTACTCTCCTGGATGGGAAAATGATCGGATTCTGATGATTTGGGTAGCATGAGGACAAATTCTCAAAAGAAAATCGTCGATCTAGGAAATGGCCTCTACTATTGCAACAACCTTTACAGAGCCTCGTTCGTGCGTTGCCCGACGCATGATTGCTGAAGTGAATGCAGCGTTGGCAGCAGAATCACCTGCGCAGGTGAGTTCCCGATTTTCGGACTATCAAAAAGAGTTTCCGAGAATCTTTGCTATGTTACTCACTAGATCATATCCAGAAGATCTATTGGAGATGATGATGAGACAGTTGGAGTCCGTCGAGGACGGGAGAACAAGTCAACATACCGCCTCGGTGCACGTGGGAACCGTTCTGGTGGATCAGTTTGTGAAACCGCAGCTATCGGGTTCTCCCCCCGCAAAGCGGGGGGAGAAGTAAGATAGCTCCTTGCAGCTTGGAAAGAAGTAGCAGGGACTCCGTCCCTGCTACTTCTTTCCAAGCTATGGCTCTCACCCGCGAAGCGGGTGAGAGCCGCAGTTAGCACATTCCCCTCCCGCAAAGCGGGAGGGGAAATGAGCGAACTACTGACCGAAGCGGCGGAGCCGCTTCGGTCTGCAGCTGGAGAAGAAATAATGATTGGATTTGAATCTGGAGGTGGAGTTTCTTTCACTGTTAGGACGGAGCTAATAGGTTGACGAAATCCTTCAAACATTCGTTCTGTAGGAACTCGTTCCGATCGTACTGTCCAGGAGGGAATGCGATGGGTAGGGGGAAGGGGGAGGGTAGGTTTTAAAATTTGAAAAAGATCAATGACTTCTTGGGCCACGTATCGATCCAAATGAATTTCCCATTCTGTTGAAATAGATTCACCGTGTTCTTTACACCATTCCATGGATCGAAGCACATTTTGACGAATTAAAGCTCGTAGTTGAACTGAATTAGAATGTTCTTCTCGAATCAAGGCGATTGTATCGCGAATGATTCGATATTCCTCTTTTTCAATGGCTTCCTGAATCTCCCACATGGTTTGTATCCATTCTTTCGGATATGAATTTTTTAAAAGTGGTAATTTCAAGTTTGCCGTTTCTAATAACTCCACCATTTCTTTTACTCCCGCTTCCTCTCCCAAAAACCCTCTTCCTATAAAATATCGTTCTGCATTTCCAGCGCGACTCGTTCTTGGTTTCATAAAATTCCATTCTCGAAACAAGGAGCAAGTCATCCACAATAAATCTAAGGTTTGTTTTTCGGTAGTATCAAAACATTTAATAATCATAATGCCTCCTTTTTGCAAACACTGAATACCAATTAAAATTTCAGCCACTAACAGTGAAAAGATAGAATCCTCTTGTGCACTGTAATCACCACTAAAATCAAATCCACCATCGGCTGTATATAGATGAACCTTCTTACATTCTTCCAAGAAATGAGTTCTATTTTCTTTTTGTAAAATGTTTCCTGTATCATCTTTACCGTAGGAAATATGTACAGTGGGATGTGTTTCCAGAAAGGTGATTGCTTTTCTCCATCCTGGAACATGTTTTGTAGTACTTTTCAAAGTCATGGCATGACATTCTAAATAGTTCCACTTTATCTTAGTGGCCATCACAGCAATGGCTTCTAAAAACCCTCCTGGGCCTTCTGCACTGTGGGCGGTTTTCAATCCTCCTTCGCGGGTTACAAGACTCGAAAGTTCTTTTGTAAGATTTGCATATTTCCAAAATTCAATCATTTTGAAATAACTTCTAGAAAGGGGGGATCGTGTCGCCACCGATCTTGACGTGCGACGATTCCACGATAAAAAGATATATTCATATGGATTGGTAATCTTTTTATAATCATCCCATTGTCCCTGTTCATAATACATTGTTATTTCTTCTTTTGCAATTGATAGAGATTTATTCTCTAAGGTTCGAATGATATGGGTATCTTTAGGAGAATCTCCACTCCAGGGGATCCATCGTTCTTCAGCGGGGCCGCCTCTCCCTCCTCTCTCCAAAATACTATCCATAGAAGAGTATTGTAGAGATTGTTTAAACTCATACGTAGTATTGGTGTGTCATATTATTTGAAAATCCATTTCGAATTTTATCCCATCCATCCGATGGTTTCCACCAGATCAACCCATCTTTTTCTCTCAGATCAGGTTTGAGCAGTTTTGTTCCTTCGGGATCGTCCACCAATATTTGAATTCGTTCTTGAGCTTTTTTCATAGAGGCCTGGCTGACGGTAGCTGTCCAAAATTGGTAGCGAAAGCGATCTGTTTTCAAGGGGGCTCCTTTGAAGCTTTGTTCATACACCAATGGAAGTGGACGAACATTCAGTAGCTCAGACTTTAAAAACTTGGCTTCTTCCCCAATTTCACGAATGACCGCAGCTTTCATCATCATCATCAGTTTTGATTCAGTGACTCGCTGGTTTGGTACGGCCCCGTACAGTTTTGCTTCTTTCCATTCCATTTGCCCTTTGGGAGGTTCGTACTCTTTTGCAGGATTCTTACCCCATTCATGTACCAAAGCAATGGTCTTTTCATCTCCTACCGGATGGATAAACAGGATGTTACGAATGAAAACACGTTCATTAGAAGGTTGATGAATGTACAGGTACTCTTTTCCACTCGGGAATTTATGGAAATTAATAGTGTGTTTTACAACTCTACGAGTTTTTCCCATTCTACAAAGGAATTTCTTTTATATATTTAGTAATTCTTGAAAAATAGTGATTGATCCGCAATCCAATTATATAATTATAAATAGTATCACGTTTTGCAGGAGCTAATTTCTCCAATAATTCTTTATATTGTTTTGCAACTTGAAATACTCTGGGTAAATTCTTTTTATAGTATTGTTTTACATTATTCAACATTTCTTGAACAGAAGGTTTGCAAGGAACTCCCAAACTAGTATAATAAGTTTCAGGTTTACAAGAGGTATACCAATTTAACAATATAGCTTGTTGTTTTTTTGTGATTCCTTTATATTTTCTAAAGGTGCAACCTATTACATTCACCATAGTTGGTGTATCAGCAATATAAAGGGATGGTTTTATTGCAAAAAAAGTTGATACAAACGAGATGAATTCGCATACGATTGCACTTTGGGTACCATATAGTTGAATGGAGAGAGATCCTTCTTTTTTCAAACAATGAGTTGCCATTAAAACATAGAGAGAATTCCATTTTACACTTACAGAATCTCGTCCACGATATTTCAATGCTTTATAATCTTTATATTCAAATGCATTCTCTGCAATTAATAATAATTTGATACTATCGTATGTATTTCGTTTTAATGAACGATAGGATTCAGTTTCGAGAGATTCCAATGTTTCAGTGAGGAAGGGTGATTTCTTAGATTCAGCTGTAGATGTTATAGACAATTGATCAAATGTTTTTAAATGGGGAGAAATAAGTTCCTTCATTGTATCAAATGTAGTAGTATGATATTTCATTTGTACTTCGCCAATAGACATTTTTAATATACTAGAAATATCAGAATCATGGCGACGCCCTTCTAAAACTTCACTTGGGTTTAAATATATAAATGCCAATTTCTTATCAGCTGGATGTTTTATAGTAGGCATACTAGCTGGTATTATTATTTTTGAAAATATTTCTTGATTTGATGGCATTATTTTATGTATTTCTTCTTCTAATTCATCTTCGGCTGAAAAGGATGGAACGGTAGTAAATTCTAGTTCTCCAATAGTTCGAATTGCTTTACGAGTAGATCGACTTGAACTTGATGAATAAATATGTAGATTTGGTAAACTAAAAATAGCGTCACTTAATGTGAGTACTTTTTTCATGACGACGGACCAATCTTTATAATTTAGTGTAGGGGTAATCCATTTGGATCGGTCTAATTTTTGAACATAGGCTTGACGATCAATATAAATAACGCGTAATTCAGGAGCATAACTTCGAATAAAACTATCAATGGCTAAACGAGGGCGAAAGAATTCTTGTTCCAAATCATCCCATCGATAATCGTCAAAAACAACAATGCCATTTTCTTTCATTAATTTCCAAACTAATACAGCATCGCTTAGAACATCTCTAGCTTCATGAGATGCGTCAATATAGGCAAAATGAATGGACTCCTTTCCAATGGAGTCTAGGAGGTGATGTAAGCCATCTTCACTTTTCATTTTCAATGTCACCAATTGATCCTCTCGTCCAGTATCTTTAACACGTCGTCGAAAGGTTTCTTCCACTTCATTAAAATCAGTCCCTACGTATTCAGGTGAGCCTTCCCATGTATCAATGGCATAGACTCGGGACTCAGGATGGGTGGCTAAATTCTTTAACATCCATTTTGTAGCGGATCCTTCATAGGAACCAACTTCTAAAATTTTAATGGGACCTTTCAAATTTGCAATGGGTTGTAAATATTTGTCCCAATGAATCCATCCTGTGTTTAACATTTCCCTATTGGTAGAGAAGAAAAACTATAACCCCCTTCAGGAATTATAGCAGAAATACTACGCCTCCTAGGGCAGCAATTGGAATACCAATTACTAGGAGCGGAATCATTGTAAGAGCAAACCCACAAACAGTCATGGCCACCCCTCCTGCAATTGTGAAAAGAGATAGAATTTGTTTGGGAGACATTTTAATGGTATTTTGAAGTTTGGTAGAAGATTCTTCATTTTTATTAAAAATAAAAAAAATCCCTTCTACACTAAAAAGTGTAGAAGGGATTATATTTTGTGGAAGGCGGGATTCGAACCCGCGCGGATGTTATCCATACCCTCTTAAGGGGCACCTTTTCGACCTCTCAAGCACTCCCACGTATAGATTTACGCTTAGAATCTTTAGACCTTTTTTACTCTATTGTTAGGGTAGCGGAAGGTCCCTCTTTTTTCCAAACAAATCCTCCTGCTGTTTTGCTTTTTCCACTTACACACATTTGTATAGCAGATTTTGACATACCGATTTGACGAGCTGCTTCTGCACAGCTGGGATACAATTTTAGCAATGTTCCTTCCTTTGTAAATTGTTGCACCTTAGTTCCAACAGCTTTAGCCATACTTTCACGGTGTTTAACAATATGTACAGTTTTAGAAGAATCATCAAGAGTTTTAAAATACTTTTTTACACCTGCACTAATTTTGGCATTTACTTCTTTAGCTTTTTCTTTATCATGAGCAGCTCCCCCCACTCGTTTTTCTGCTACAGCTAATTTAAATTTTTCAGACATTTTAACTTTTGCACCCCAATCAACTTTTGAATCTTTCACTTCTTTCATCTGCAATAAAGCTCGTTCAGAACATTTCTTTCTTTCTGCAGGATCTTCAAATCTCTTTCGAGTTACCTCAGAAATCTTTTCACATACTTCAGGAGTATGCTGTTTTCCTTTGAATCCGCCACCCTCTCCTCCTTCCAAAATATTATATCCATTGGGAACAACGGAATTATATTTTTTTATATAATGCCGTTCATGTGCAAATCTGTCTTCATCAAAACAAATAATCAAAAGTTCAAATGTAAAATTCTCAATTCCATACTTTACGACAGCATCGCGCAGAGCAGGACATCCACGGCCTTTTGAGATAGTATATTTATGTTGTTTCCATCGAATCTCTGGTGAACTCTCTTTTGTTTCCCCAATGTAACACTTTTTTGATATCTTATTCGTTATTTTATAAATAAACCCCATTTCCTTAGTATATTAAAGTGTTGAACCTTTAGGTAGTATGTCCGAGTGGTTAACGTATTGGATAAGCATACATTGGATAAATTTGTTCTGATGTAGGAATCACGTATATATCATCTACATGCAATGCGTTGTATCCTTTGGGAGGATGCATATAGGTTGGTTTCGAATATCCAAAATCTTCTTCCATTACCATTTCATTTGGATTGGAAGAATTTAATTTCTTTTTATTATATTTTACAAGACTCACAATAATATAATTATTTGTTTTAGAAGCATATGTATAAACATCTTCTACTTTAGTAGAAAAATTTACACCCGCTCCAAATGCTTTCATACGAGATTTAGAAGGATTAAATCCATTTTTTAATATACTTATAGCATTTGCTTTGGAAGTATTGTGGTACATCACTTCCATGTGTTTAGCTTTGTATGTATGAAATTTAGTAAGTAAATCGGGATTTATGCATTCTAAAAATGTATGTTTATTCTTTCGAGTCTTCATCTACTTTTCATTTAGTTTTACTCCACTACCAATTCGACTTCAAAGTCTTCCTCTTCGACAGCGGTTTGAACTTCAGTAGAAGCAGGAACGGCAATATCGAGGGCTTGGAAGGCCGAACCTTTCGGAGCATAGAGTTTAGAATCAATTTGTTCTTGAGTCAAGTCTTCTTGCATTTCCAAAATGGCGGAGGGGGGAGGAGGTGCATCTTTGCGCATCTGGATGGCAGCGACTTCATCATAGAGAACATCACTGAAGGAGGTTCCACCACGAATCACCGACCCTAACATGATATTGGCGCTGACGCCCAGAATGGGGTCGCGTTCTCCATAGAGAGCGGACTTGAGCATGATTTCCTCCGTTTGTTCGAAGGAGGCTTTGGCAAGGGTACCGATATCAAGCTTGTTGACACCGTAGCGATCGCAGCTCATGAGACGACCTTTTGCCGTCATGCGATCCACTAACATACCCGTATGACGGGTATGAATACTTGAAGAGATGGTTCCTGTTAGTTCTTTTAGAAGAAGGGCTCTTGCTGCTTCAATTCCAAAATTTTCATACATATCATAAACATTGTTACTATAGGCACGAGTTGGATCTACGCTCGGATGGCAGAGAATCTCCAAGAGATTGCTACCATCGCTCACCAAGACAAATTGATCAATTGCCTTATAAGCACCGTCAATTAGTTCTAGATCCTGATTCACTTTCTTGAATCCTACACTGCGAAGACCTGGAATACCTCTTACCGCAGTGGTTGTCAGAATCTTATTCTGTAATTGTTTCAATACAATCAATTGATCGTTCATTGAATCCATAGAATCAGTCAACCGAAGACGGAAGACTAACTGGGATGCGTTAAAATCGCTGTACATGGTGGATGTGTTTACCTTCATACTCACTTTGAGCACATAGGCAATATCATCCATTGAAATATTTTTAGCAAACATCTTTTCACGATCAAGTTCAAAGCGAAGTAACCAAGGAGATTTCTTTGCAGTTTCCTTGTTAACAATGGCTTCATAGGCAGCAAAGTAAGCCAACCATTCACTATCCTCTTGAATCAAAGTCATATCATCGCGAGGATCGTAATAAATGGAACTTGTTGTAACAAGATCTTGAAGAAGGGTAAATTCCATAGATTGGGCGGCCATTCGGGCAGCTTCTTTGGACTCTCGCAAATCTTTGCGGAGTGGAATTGTACATTCAATGACTTTTGGATTTTTGGTGACCTTGAGAAGTTCATCCAAACGAGGAACACCCGCAGTCATGTTAGAGGCACCTGCCGTGTGGAAGGTACGCAGAGTCATTTGGGTAATAACTTCACCAATTGATTGAGCTGAAATAACTCCTACCGGTTGGCCTGGTTCGACCCATGCCTTCCAATGAGTTAGAATAATTTTCTGAGCTAATGCATCGAGTGCGAGTTTAGTAAAGCCAAGCTCCTTCAGCTTGTGAGGAGCAAGTGTAAACCGAAGCAGAATACCCCACACATTGTGGGTGCGTGTCTTTTGCATAATAGCCTCGTGAGCATCCAAGATTTGATCTCCTGTGACAGTCGCTGTCTTGGGCTTCAATTGAAATCCTGTAGTAATTTCTTCTACTAATCGTTTCAGATTGACAGGATACAATACGCGAGTACTCTTTTGGTAATTAAACACCTTTTCAACCAATAGTTTTTGATCGGCTACAATTTGGTTAGTATAATTAACTTGACGATCCCCCGTAGCATCTGGTACAATATAGGCTGCACGGATCTGCGTTTCGGTTAGGTTGATCAAATCAATGAATTGAGATTCAATTCGTGTGGCATTCATACCATCTTCACCATAGGCAAACTGGATGATGGTACCGGTAGAATCTCTTACCGATCCATCGTGTTGGGCTACCAGGTCTTCCATGGCAACACGAATACGACGCTGGATATATCCAGTTTGTGCCGTATCTAACACTCCCAACCCATTTGCTAGGCAGAAATTAAGTGTAGATGGAACCGTTACATCATATAATTTAGTATATTTGCTAGTATCTGTAAGAATTGTAATTTCTGAAATAGGATCCAGGATTACATCCTTCTGTTCCATAAAATTTCTATGGACAGTGGATGCCTTCATGGATTGCTTTTTCAATTCCTTCTCATTGTGTACGAATGATATCTTTTTAGCGAAGGTAGTTGCCCACTGTCCACGAATTTCAATATGGTAGGCAGGTGCAATCACCTTTGTTCCAAAATTATTAGATTTCAATTGAGTCATACGAATCTTGCCAAAGATTCCTAGGCGAGAGCACAATGAGCTAATCCCCTCAATAAGAATAGGGGATGTGCTTACAGCTGCAATACAATTGCTACCGACGGTTCCATCTCCTGAGAAATACCCATTCAATAACCCTGTAATAAACTCTTCAGGAGCAGTAAATGCTTCCTTGGGTATATATTTCTTATAACAGGTATGCCCAACAAACTTATGCAAGAACTTTGCAAGTAGGACTGAACGTCCTCGTAGTTCGGTAGTAGTACCACCCATCTTATTTGTTGTAATTGCTTCACTCCAATTGAAATGATTCTTCTCAAACCACTTCTTTACAAAGGTTCGCACATGTTCATCATTATTTGTAATTTGCACATATCCACTTGGAATATCAGCATTTCCCTCTGCGAGGAATAGTCCAATAAAGATACCATTCTCATGCGAAAGTTCAAATCGATCTGCAAGTGGAAACTCACGTGTCTTGTTGAATGGATAAATATAGCCAGATTTAATTTCTGACATTTTGGATCGACCTAACGCTCTAGTTACCTTTGCCTTATCACTATAAGGCAACGTAAAGGATGAGCCATTGTGAGTCTTCCACCATCCACGAGGTATTTTAACTCGTGAAGTCATTTCAGTTTCAATCATTTCAGATGCTTTAAGGAAATCAGATCCATGTAGAAATTCATTCTTTGGGAAATAATCAATCATGTTTACATAATTATGAATAATAGGAGGTTCCTGCAGCTTTGCAGTGACAGGAACAAATTCTCCAATTTTAACCTCTGGAGTGGGCTTTGCCACAAAGGTTGACGTCTTTTCGTTCCAAACCAAAATTGATTTAGATTCAGGAACAATTACTTTACGACCACTAGCAGTTTTCACCTCATAGAGGGTTTTACCAGGGTCATGGCGCGTAATAGCTGAGAGAATTTCCCATGAAATACCTCCCTTTGCATCAGGAGTTGGAATATATACCTCATGGGGAAGATTATATAATTCAAGATTTGCAACTTCATGATGTTCAATTTCTTTTTCATCTACGTTAGCGAGGTGAGCGTCAATCCAGTCCCCGATAGGAACGTGCTTTGCAACTCCCTCTTCGAGAATTAAAATCATTGTATCTCCTGTAACAGACTTAACAGCTGTATCAATCATACCTTCACGGCCTGAAATAGCGTGAAAGAAGAATTCGTCAGGCTCTAACCCATCCATGAAGGAAGAGTTAATAAAGCCACGAGCACGGGCAGAATCATCAAACCGTTTAAAATGGGGCAATGTACGATTCTGAAATCCGTAAGGAACTCGCTTTCCTTCAATCACTTGTTGGCCAAGTACAGCAATCATTTGACTGACGTTCAAATTAGAACCTTTGGCGCCTGACTTAATCATATTCGTCATACGGTTATTATCCGCTAACGACTTTGTAGTAATACCACCGGCTTCATCTGTAGCTTTCTTTAGTGTACCAATCATCTTCATTTCAAAGTTTTCTTGGTTGGAACGACCGCTTGAGTTCTCAAAGAGACCCGTATGGACCTGAAGAATCATATCTTCCGTCTTATTGGTAATATTTTTAATAGCTTCTGTAAATTTCTGTTTAGTACCTTCATCGGCAACCAAATCGCTAATACCGACTGAGAAGCCGGTGTTCATCAAATACTGACCCATCATTGCCTGTAAAGCATCAATGAAATCAATGGTAGCATCGGGGCCATAATCATTATACATAATATGAATCAAATTCTTTGAGAATACGTCAGAATCCAGCATCCCCTTGCTGAGGATACCACGCTTGATTTCCACTTCCTGATCTTGTCCATTTTTCATGGATAGGTTGAGAGGGGGAAGAATAGCGCTAATCAGTTGCGATCCCGTCCACATGGGTTGAGGGACGGTGACGGCGGGTTCTGGTAGTTTTCCGTTCCACATCTTGGAGAAGACGAGAAGATTCATGGCATCCTTGCGAGAGAAGGCCACGGTGGGACGGGTAAATCGATTGGATCCCAACAGAGCATCCTGTAAAATCCCAATAATGGGCAAGGAGTTCTGCGGAGAAATAATTTGTTGTGGAATCGATGCAATCATTCGTAATTCTATTGCTGCTTCCACGGATTGTGGACAGTGAATATTCATTTCGTCGCCATCAAACATAGCGGAATACCCTGTTTTTCAACAGGGAGTAGACTTTATCTTAAGCTCACTCTAGAACCGACCACCGTAAAGTCGTTGCTCCTTCCTCACGCTTTTACACAGAGAGGCTTGGGTCAGGATTGCCCATTTCTTACTCCTTCCACCGGAGCTCGAATCATAAAACGTTGTTACCATCTCCATTGCGGTCTTTCTCCGCGGCCAGAACAAGTTTTCACTTGTTCCTTGGTAGTTTTATGCTTTAGGGGTTCCCCTGAATTTGGTGGTCTCGCATCCCTATAGGATACTAGACGATTGTATTAGTTGATGCACATGAAATGAGAATGTACACCATCTAGAAGCAATTACACTGTTTTCCCTATAAAGTTTTTGCTTCAACTTTAAGGCAGTCGCCTGTTGCTGACATTGATAGACTGTCTTCAAAAGAAGCAGTTGCATGTATTTCTAGTATAGAATCTTTAATTAGTTTGGCAGTTTTATAGGCATCTTCATGTTTTACGGTCTTTCCACCAAAACACATACGCATCATTCCATCTTTATGCTTAATGTAGAGTGCCACAAGAGAATTGAACTTTGCAATCCGTAGAGATTTTACTTCTAAGGTTCGCGTTTCTTCAATCTTCTCACGGTATTTACGCAAAGGATCTTCTGCAATTTCTTCTACAATATCAATTCCCTCTTCAGCAAATCTTGCTGCAAAGTCTTTGGCTTCTTCCAATGCTTTTGCGTAATCGCATGTAGCACTTTGACCAAATGTAATGCGAACAGGATCCGCTTTTTTTTGATCAAGATAAACATATATAATCTTTGGAGCACCACCTGACTTGATCGAAGTAATTCTTACTTTGTTTGTTGTCGGTAGGTAATGCTCTGCTAATGTAGTATGTTCTCGGTGTTTGCATCGTGAATGACGCATAACATTGTAGCCATGGGGAATAATTGTGTTGAGAGTTGTAATCCAATGCGCTTCTCGTTCATCAAGAGTATTTTCTGGAAGATCTTTTTCAAGACATGTAAGTTCGAAATCGTCTGCTCCAAACTCCAAAATTGCTTTCGCTAATGGAGTTTTTGCGCCTCGAAAGGCAGAACTGACATGATCGGACCAACGCCCAGAAATTCCATATCGATATGGTTTTTCATCGCGTGTCTTGGTATTTTGTGTTTGACCAATGTATTCTTTTCCTGATGTTTTATTTTTTGCTTTATAAATGCTGCCAAGCATCTTGTTCTATACTAGTATAATGCAGACTTTCTTTAGGTCGACTTCAATTTTTTATCAGCATTGTATGGCTTGACAGCCGCAGGATTGAGACGAAACGTTTTGTAAGGGAGAACCCGTACAATATGTCCCATCATGCTCATGCGGTGAAGAGAAGGCTGTCGGTTAAACAGCACAATGTCTCCGTCCATCAGATGCCGATGTACGACATCACCTTGAAATAACAATTGTTCTTTTAGTTTGGAATGTTTTAGCATGATGGTACGACCATCATTTCCGCGTTGAATTGTTTTTGCACCAGGATACACATCCGGCCCATTTTGAACCAGAGCATAAAGCTTCTTACGATTATATTCAGTAACACGTTCAGGAAATGTTAAATTCATAGCAATTTCAAAAGGAACCCCAATTTCACTGACCGAAATATTTGGATCAGGTGAAATAACGGAACGGGCCGAGAACTCGACACGCTTTCCTTGCAAATTGTTACGAATGCGACCATCTTTGGACCCTAGTCGCTGTTGCAATGATTTCAGAAGTCGCCCACTCCGTTGAGCGGAGGGACTGACCCCTGGAATATTATTATTCACGAGAGTGGCTATATGATACTGCAATAATTCAGTATAATCATTAATAGATTTCTTGGTAGGATCGGCCACCATGAGCTTATGCAGCTCTTTGTTGGCCTTAATAATATCAGCCAACTTGGCCGTCAAATCATCTTCGGATTGCTGATTGTTGTCTTGCATAACGGAAGGGCGGACTTGGGGAGGAGGAATAGGAAGAATGGTGCAGATGAGCCAATCAGGGCGACACCAGTGACGGCTGTAGCCCATGAATTCAACATCTTCATCGGTAATTTTTTTGAATAACTTATGAACATACTCCGGAAGGAGATACATACTATATTCGGCTTTACCATCTTTGGACATCGTCGCACCTGGGATTCCACCTCCGGGCGCTTCAAAATCTTTCCAATCAGCGAAAATCTTGTGGATGGATTCTTCTCGATACCGATTGGGTTGGCGGGAGCCACATCCATCTTCTGTATCTTCTCCGCAACGAGTAATCTTTTGAGACGCCTCCAATACCATCTTCCACCGTGGCTCTCCCTTCAATCGAAGAAAGGCCTTGTTCTTCTCCTTGTCAATCAATAACTTACTACATTTGAAACAAATGCAGTGAAGAATTTTTACAACTTGTTTGAAGAATTGTGTATAATAAACGGGTCGAGCCAATACATAATGTCCAAAATGCCCAGGGCACCCGTGATTTGTTTGACTACAGGTTTGGCATTTCTTTTCATTCTTGAGAACTCCCAAGCGAGGATCCGATAAACCTCCTTTGACAGTATCTGCCGTGGAAGCTGATGTAATTTCAACTACCGATCGGCGTTTAATCTCATCAGGACTAAAGACTCCGAATTGAACTCCCACAATCGCCTCCGTGTCGGAGGAGTGTTGGAGACGTGACATCCCTTCTATTCTTTTATCGTAGATGGTTTTAGATCAAATGTTGATCAATTTTAAAAGTAGTCAGGTGTATACTTTATCCTTGTTCTAGTAGAATGACAACTGTATTTATATTAAAAACCGATGTAGAGGCTTTTACAAAAAATCCAACTAAGCTATTGTATCATACAATGATTGATAATGCAACCGGTGAGGGTGGACCCGATCGTATTAGTATTTTTTTAAACCAGTTAAAAGGTACATCCCAGGAAGTGGTTGCTGTAAGTAAAGTAGTAGCAGTTACACCTTCAACCTCTGCTTCAACCTCTGCTTCAACCTCTGCTTCAACCTCTGCTTCAACCTCTGCTTCAACCTCTGCTTCAACCTCTGCTTCAACCTCTGCTTCAACCTCT